TCTTTATATAGGCACGCTGTTTCTTGAGTTTCTGGAAAATTTCTCCCTGAGTGATTTTGGGATTGAGGGTCAGCAGCCGGTCTATGAATGCTTCTATCCGGTCAAAGCGTTGTTCGGGAGTAGCAAAGTCGAGCAGTTCTTCTACGGCAAGGACCCGTGCACCATGGATGACGGTCTTGTTGGCATGGTCAATCAGCATGTAGCCGTAGGGTTTGTCTTTCTTGCCGAAGAAGACCACATCCACTCCGAAATTCTTCTTCATTTCCTTCTGCAGTTCTTCCTTGTTGGCGCATACGTCCCGGTATTTCTTCAGGTAGGCTCTCAGCTGTCGGTTGCGTACCTTGTCCTGATAACCTTTCTTATATAGAGCTTCAATCTCTGTCAGGGGGAGTTTCTTTTGGATTCTACCGCCTTGCTTGACAAAGACGTTGCCGTCTTTCTGGAAGACTTCATAGCCCATGGTCCCCATTACGGCCTTGAACTGGGCAAAGGAGGAGAAACTGTACTGCTTGGCGGCCTCGATGTCTTTCTCAGTCTTTTGTGTTCTATCGGTTCCAAGTATCTTGTCAATGACCGCCTGCGAGCGTCTGCGCTCATGGTCGTGCTGTATCTTGTGACCATCGGGCGCTATTCTTGAAGTCACAATGTGCAGATGCGCATTATCTGTATCGTTGTGGGAATAGATGAGCCAGGGTTGTCCGGGTTCAGCATAACCCATTTCCTGCAGATACTGGTGCGCGAAATCAAGCAACTGCTGTTCCGACATCTCGTGGCCCTTGCAGGAGATGGCTACATGAAACTGCGCTTTCTGGATTCTGGGATTCATGGAGGAATATTCCATGAGAAACTGGGCCATTTCTTCGGGAGTCGGCTTGCGTATCTCACCGAGTGCTCCGAAGTTTTTCATCTCCAGTAACCGGGCTACACCTTTCGCCACCTTCCGTTCATTATAATCTACGGCATGGAAGTTCGAGCTTCCGGGTAATATGGTTGCTATCATCTGAATAGTCGGATTAGTTGGGTTCAACGGTCAAAACATATACCGCACAAACACTACTTCGGCATTTTGGTCTTTATACACTTGAGTGTAATCAGTTCCAAATCCCGTTTGATGCGGTTTATCGTTTCCTGAGTTTCGCGGATGGTTGGAAGCACAATCTCATGGATATAGCTGGGTGCAAGTAACCCGGCTACCGCCAGTTCATTGGCTCGCTTGACCACCTGATTCAGGTTGCCGCCTGCCCAAGAGAGTTCATTCTGATTCTTTCGGTAAAACTCACCGAGTTCTCGGATCAACTCGATGCGTTCCTTCACATCCACATTGGAAAATTCCTGCACTGCCGACAGGATATAATGGCTCACAGAGTGGAATGAGCCGGATTTTTCCTTCAACAGTTGGGCTTCCTCCGGGGTAAGCCGCAACTGAAATACTTTGGTCTTCTGTTTCATACTTCCTTGGATTACTTGTTAGCCGGGTTCTCCGGACACCTATTTCGCAGCGCGAAACAGCGATTTATCGCCCCGTTGCGGCAGCAATCGGCAAGTGACCCTTGTGAGGACAAAACTCCGTTTTGTAATGACAAGGGTACAACTTGCTAGACAAATCCTGCAACGCAGTTCGATGCCTTCCCGGTAGCTTTAGAGACCTCAAAGAAGCACAAAAAACGGCGAAACGCAAAAATTCACAACATCATTCTTTGGAGAAATCTTCGGTCGATTTATCTTGATTATCAAGCATTCAAGGTATATTCATCTGAATGCTCAGATGCTCCAAGTTTTCCTTTCCTAATATTCAAGGTTACTTGTCTTTAGTTCTTTCAACACCTATCTCTTTTTGTCTATATCACCTTAGTTTCTTGGGATGCACGATGTTCCAATCCGATAGACTTCAATCACTCGGATAAGAGGATTCTGACTTCGGGCAGACTGAGAGTTTGGAAACAACATTAGTCATGTGCAAGGCTTCCTGCGATAAATGGTTGCCTTCAGTTCCTTAGTGCAACAACACGAAGACTGCATATACATGTAGGGAAAAGATGGAATATTTCTCTGTCTTCGGATGCAGATTAGCGTATGAAGCTGTAACCTCGAAAATAACGAGTATTACAACTACACCAAACGGATTCCTATCGAATCGAATATCATAGTAAAGCGTAATGAAAGTATGTCGGAACATGGATTTAATTTTCTCGAATACTATGAGCGAATACGACCAAAAACTTCGGAATAAGCCACTGAAAATCAAGACTTAAAGAGTGCTAACAAGACAAATAAAGAGCTTGAAAAGTTTCTGTATATCGCTGATTTTTAGTATATTTGGTTATGAGAAACACTCATCTAAGGATTGTTACAACTAAGAATATACTGCTATGGCTGAACTCTTACTCATGATATATATGATACCGGTACTCATTGTATTCAGTCTGCTACTTAGGCTGGTTATGTGGATTATCGGTAAGGTTATCCGGCTTACCTGGTGGCTGGTAAAAAACGTATTCGTGCTGGCATGGAAAGTGCTGCTTTTTATCGTTATGATGGTCATTGCCAATTTGCGTGCAACCGGACCCAGAAATTATTGAGTCCACCCCAAGGGAACAAAATGCCGTACCTGCGAGAAGTAGGTAGGTTATCGGGGGTATGAGTAAGTGTTTTCCCTTTGGTCAAGTTCAACTTTTAAAGTAGCATAAAGTAATTTGGTAGGGAACCTACCGAAAACGACAATCCGCATCAGTCCAAACGATTGATGCGGATTGTTCGCTATATATAAGGTCTAGGGTGCTTAGAAGCCCTTACCTTTGCTGCGTTCGTAAACCACTTCTTTGTGATTGTCACAATTCGTTAGACGAATCTGAACAGTACATCCAACTGGTATGTCTTTGGGGAACATTTTCACGATCCTGCTTAGTACTTCATCCACATTGTTGAAGCCGATGTCTGTAAATTCAGCGATAACCTCACCTTTGAAATAGGCACGGGCGTAAATCATCATCTTTGCAGTAATGCGAAACATCTTATCACCTGATTCGTCCAAATCTTTGGCAAGTCCCTGCTTACTTGGCTTGTTGCTGAAGAAGATGAAGTCAATGATGCGGGCATTCAATTCCCATGCTGGTGTAAAATCCACTTTTACATATCCACGGGTTACCTTAAGACCATGGCTGTGATTCATACCGAATGCCACTTCGTAGAGATTGGCATTGCAATCGTTCTGTGCTATGGTAGCCCACGTATGCCGGAAGGTATAGAAGCAATAGAAATCTTCCTTATTTGTCATACCCATATCCATACAAATTTTACGGATGCCGATATTGACATTGGCATTGAAACTGTCGGTATTGCCATAGCGCTGGTGGAAGGTGAAAAGAAATTCGTCCTCTTCTTCTGACAAATACTTGTTGAACGTGTCTTGAATAAACGGTTCCACGCGCATTTCTATATATGCTTCATCCTTGCGGCTGTGTTTGGTCTTAGCACGTTTGTAGCCAATGATTCCGTCACGATAATCCGACTTCTTCAAATTGTACAAGTCCACGGTATTGATTCCGCCTAAACACAGAGAAAGAAGTGCAACATCTCTGCCCAGTTCCGGGAGGGAAGAAAGCATCTTGGTTCTAGGCAAAGGCCGATTGAAGAACTCTCGACATTCTTCTGCACTGATGGCCAGTTTTTCACTTGGCTCAGACTTAGGAATTTGTACTTTTACCCACGGATTGAACTTGATTCGTTGTATGCCTTTCTCATCATCGTTCATATCTGCTATCGCCGAACGGAAAATCATTCGGACATTGGTAGGGTACATTTCCTTCGCACGATGTGTCTTTGACAATGATTCTATCCATTTTTTGAGGACGGCAGCAGTCAAATGCCCAAACATAACTCGTGTAGTCCCCATATAACGCTCCAGGTGTGCCACTGCAAGTTGATAGTTCTTGGCATTGCGTTCATGTCCGTCAGCCCGCATCTGACGGATGAACATACGGGCATACTCACTGAAGCACACCTCCTCATCCGTTTTGAGAAGATACTCTATAATTTCACTGACAGACCAAAGTGAAGTGTTGGTTCTGTTCAGTCGGTCTGTGTACTGTCGTACCAGCATTGAACAATACTCATTAACGACAGGGTCGGTCGGTTCATTCTCCTTAGAGATATGATCCGCATCGACAATCTTGTTGGTCTTGATGTAACCGGGTTTCCGGTTGTGTACGATTCGGATGTACACTGCGTAAAGGCCGTCCGTTCGCGGCTTCCTTACGATTGCTTTTAATGTAGTTGTCATAAGCCTTTCTTTTTTACGCTGCCATAGGCTTTTTTGATGGTGTAAGCAGGTGTAAGCAACATCAATTTTAGTGTAAGCAGGGAGTAAGCCAGTACGCACATTTGGCGCGGTTTCCGTTGTCAAGTGTACGAACCGTATAAGAACAACTCAGGCTGTAACTCATGTATTTCTATGAGTTACAGCCTGATATAAAAATTAAGCTAATTCAGAGTTATTCCTCAACGGCGGCTTGTGCCACACTAATATAGTGCTGAAAATCATTCACTTCGCTTTTGGGTGTAAGCCCAGTGTAAGCGGAAGTTTGTCGAATGATTTAAAGTTGAATGAATTATTCCTCAACAGCAGCCTGCGCCGCTGTTAATAACAGCTACTTCTGAGGTACTTGTGAATTGTCATACAACAATTTGACAACAGCGTCTTTTTACTTGATTATTTCATATTTTTCTATTGCAATTATGGCTTTTGTCCATTTATCAAAGAATTCATCGTCTGATACCTGCATATATCGCCCATTAAGGGCAAAAAGAAAGGCTACAATCAACGCAAATACGAAAACCAATACTTTTATCGTCTGCGTGATTTGAGTGCGTGTAAATCGCTTATTTGAGTTCATTCGTCTGTTTCGCTTTAACCAGTTCATCGTAGATTTTCGTTGACTTTGCTCGCACGAATACAGATTCAATCATATAAATCGTGCAATCTATCATTATTGCAGCATATGATAGGATACCATAACAAATACGACATGCCCATTATAACATTACGTTTTATTAATGATATTGTTATCTCTGCGGAAACATCACTTGAATATGGTGTATTTTGAAAAAGTTCACTTAAAGTCCATATAAACAATACAATCATTGCAATAATTGGGAAATAATAATATGCATTTTTCTTTGTGCTTCCGGTTAGTAATCCTATCGTAAAAATCAAAGATGATAGAATTACGCAAAAAGTTAATGCCATTTCGTTTGTTTTTATAAATTCCAAACTAAAAAAACTATCATTTACAAACCTTTGTAAGTAAAAGAATACCAAGGTAAATAATATTAAACTGATATTACTGTTGAATAATTTATTTACAAAAGACCTGTTTGCATATGCTATTTTTGAAAGTTTAATGGCACTCTTTACATCATTGGTTTTGGAGAATTTTTGCTTCCAACAAAAATCAAATAATTCCTTATAACCTCTCTCAAAATTTCGTATATTCCCTCTACTGCTATATGGCGTGTCGTCTATTTGACACAATGGCTTAATTTTTTTCCATAACAACTCCTTTATTTCATTTTTTCGATATAGGGGAGTTGTAGTTACGATATGATATATAGCATGAATAATCATAATATCATTTTCACAATCAATATTATCTGATACACTATATACCAAGCAATGCGTTTTAATTCTGCCACACAACTGTTCCACATTATCATCATATGTGTGATAATAATAATCAATCATCAGTTGTCCTCCATCATTCTTTCGTAAACCTTAATCAGCCTCTCTTTCTCTGCAAGCATCTCCTCTAAATGCTTTACCCTTTCTGTTAGCAAGGAAATTTCTACCTGGCTATCCGATTGGGTAATGTTTCCTATGCCTACTGCTTGGCTATTGTTGTCCGCTACAACTTGCATACTTGTCTCTTTGTCTTCAAAAAAGTAACATATAGGAATATTAAATTCCGCACTCAATTTTCGGAGTATGGAAGTGTTAACATCTTCTTTGTCAACCATTTCATAAACGGCTTGCTTGGTCTTTCCTATTCGCTTTGCTAAATCTGCAAGAGTTATGTTTTTCCTGTCTGCTAACTCCTTAATTTTCAAACCTATACTCATAATGGTAAAATTTTCTTGAAAAATTAGTCAATAAATACTTGTCTTAAAGAAAGGATTTTCCTACCTTTGCACCATAAAGTTAAACATTAAACTTCAAACGACCGAAGATATGGCTAAAAAAAAGACGATTACAGGCGAATTAGAGCCTATGAAAATCGGAGAGAGCAAGGAGTTTCCTGCATCACTCTGTACAACTGCAAGAAGTATGGCGAGTATGCTCGGTTTCAAGTGGAACAGAGTGTACAAAACAGAAACCGACCGTGAAAGACGTGTTGTCATTGTCAAACGAATAAGTTAATCAACCATGTACACATTCATCGACAATTGGTGCGGCGACCATTACGAATTTTCCACCCTCCGTGAAGCGAAAAAAGAAGCAAAGAATCACACTTGCGGATTCCCTGTTTACATCTACAAAGGTTCTCAAATAGTGGCGATTGTACCACCGAAAGAAAATCCGTTACCATAACCATTAAAAACGAAATTATATGAAATCATCAGTAAAAAACAATCTCAAACATAGGATTGAACAGGCAGAAGATTATCTGGATGACCACTTGGAAAATATCACGAACATAACCCAGATTGTGCTGACAGGCATCATGTTTTTATGTGTTATCGCAGGTGGAATCGCACATCTCGTAATGGGAAACCTTTCACTTATCGGCATTCTTGTCGTAGCACTTTTTGTCTATCTCGTTTGGCAGATGTGCAAAATTGCGTGGACTGAGTATCAACAGGATAAAAAGTAAAGACTATGACAACTCTCGATTTCTCCGACAAGTCAGTAACCTACGACACATTTGTTCACGATGTGGCAAGTTCGGTGGTCCGTATGCTTTCAGAGGCACACAACGACCCCGAAATAATCAGTCAACGACAAGCATATGAAATGTTCGGGCGTGGAAATGTTGACAGATGGCGCAGACAGGGCAAGATTGAGCCTTGCAAACGTCCCGGAAAGGTGGAATATCGGACAGCGGAATTGAGGGTCTTGCAGAAAACTCGACAGGATTATTTCAAATAACGAGATAAGGGAGTGTAGCTCAGTGGACAGAGCGGCGGTGTACACCCCAATGACCAAGATGTAGCAGGTCGCAGGTTCGAATCCTGCCACTCCCTCAACATAACAAACTGTATTAAATAACTTAAAGTATTATTATTATGAGCAATGCAATATCATTAGCGAAAGAATTGCAGTCAATGAAAGCCATTGATGTGATACGCAATGAACGTGTGCGAAATCAGTTCATCAGCGTGTACAACTCCATTTGGAAAGAAGGAGGCGAACAAGTGTATGAAAGGGAGGCAATTTATTTCAACCAACAGTTACGTGACAAGCAGAACCTTCGTGAGTGTTCCGGTACATCTATCTTCTATGCCTTTATAGACCTTGCTGTTAAGGGGCTGACACTTGCAACGGGCGCACAGGCTCTTTGCTACCTTATTCCTCGCTCTGTCAAAATCGGAATAGACCAAAACGGAAAGGACGTATGGGAAAAAGTCTGCAACCTCACCATTTCAGGGTATGGAGAGTTGGTACTTCGTAAGAATGCCGGGCAGATACGACATGCGGATAATCCAGTAATTGTGTACGAGGGTGACACCTTTCAATATGGCGAACAAAATGGTCAAAAGATTGTGAACTACATGTCGGCTTTTCCTCGCAGGTCAAACAAGATTATCGCCTGTTTCCTGAAGATTACACGTGCTGACGGAACTATAGACTATTCTGTGATGACGGAGCAGGATTGGATGCGTCTTAAAGGCTATTCCGACAAGCAGAACACCTACTACGATTCAAAAAAAGGTCAGTACGTAACTAAATCCAATGAACTTTACAGTAAGGATGGACAGATTGATACGGGCTTCTTGATGGCAAAATGCGTAAAACACGCTTTCAAGACCTATCCGAAACTTAATATCGGACGTGGTACTTCGCTTGAAACAGAAATTATCGAGCAACAACCTACCGATTTTGACCCATACGGAGGAGTGGAAGCCAATGGACAATCTGAACAACAAGAACAGCACTTTGCACCGGCACCGGATATGTCTGCAGGAGTAACCATCGACCCTGCACAGCAATCAGATAACGATGGTGATGATACTTTCTAAACCTCTACCACTATGTCACAGGAAACAACATTCGGCGAAAGCCAATTGGCAATCATAAAGCAGGAGAACATTCAGACCATCGTATCTGCTGCTCCCCAATCATATCAAGACAACAAACTCTCTCGTGACAATTGTACGAGAGCGGGACAAGTCCTCCTTGAAACAATACAGGCACAGGGCATGACAGACGAACTCGACCAACAGGCTGCAGTTTTCATTGAGAAAGCACGTAAGACTGTCCGCAAGATGAACGAACGCCGTTCACCTGTAACCAAACTCTTTGACGATATACGCCGTGAGTTCACGGTAATGGAGAATGCCATAGACCCGACTAAAGTCGATACGATTCCATTCAAGTTGCAGCAGCTCCGCAACCAGTATGCAGCAAAGAAACGTGCTGAAGAGGAAGAACGCCGCCGCAAAGAATATGAACGCCAACAGGCGGAAGCGGCTCGCAACAAGATGAAGCAGGACATTGAAGATGATTTCAATGCGCAATTCACGACATTCCTCAATCAGACAATAAACTATTTAAGCCAACAGGACAATGGTGTGACACTCAAAAACTATCAGGCTGTATTTGATTCAGTAAAAGGTTATGCTACAGAATTACCTGCTGATTGGCTGTTCAATCTTCATACGCTTATCCGCATTCCTGCCGGGGTATCGGTAGATGAGGTGCGAAAGGTGGAGATTGAAACGAAAGAACGCCTTGGCAAAAAATTCAAGGAAATGTATTCATGCGAAGTACAGGACAACAAGGATTTCATATTGGACCGCTTGCCGTCTAAAAAGGCAAATCTTGAGCGTATCGCGCAATCTAATGCCGCCGAAGCTGCACGTATCAAGGCGGAAATGGAAGCTCGTCAGCGCAAGGAGGCAGAAGAAAAGGAAGCCGAACGCAAACGCAAGGAAGAGGAAGAAAAGCAAAAAACTGAAATGGCACGTCAGCAGTCCGAAATGGAAACTCTGTTCGGTCAGCAATCCATCATGCAACAAGGCTATCAGCCCAAAGTTAAAGTTGCTCAAAAAATAAATCTTCTCAACCCTGAAGGCATTTTGCCGATACTCTCCATGTGGTGGAGCAAGGAGGGATGTCAACTTTCAGTGGATGAACTCTCCAAGATGTTCAAGAAGCAGATTGCATTCTGTGAGAAACTTGCCAAAGAGGGCGTGTTCATCAGTGATGAGAGTGTAGAGTATGTAGAAGATGTAAAAGCCAAGTAATCATGTACGAAAGCGGATACTACCCACCCGGAGCAGAATATGACCCGCGTGCCCCGTGGAACGAGAAAGAACCTAATATGGTTAAGTGTGAATCCTGTAACGGCAAAGGTTATCATTGGTATGCCTATAATATTGAAACAGACAAGGAAACAGAATGCACTGAAGAAGCGTGGCTTTGTCTGCCCGAAACAGAAGAAGTGGCCGAAGCCAAGAGACAACACTATTGCCGGGGCGAAAAAGAAGCCTGTGAAGTGTGCGGTGGTATCGGTGAAATTGAATACGAAGAAGACTACGAACCCGATTACGATGACTATTATGAGTAACCCGGATACATATTACAACAGAAGTGAGGTCAGCAACTCTGACCTCACTGAACTGAAAAACATTCTGCACCCACGTATGCAATACGGAGATAAGGAGGCTGCGTTTCGGTTTGGTTCTCTGGTTGATGCGATTATCACGGAACCGGCTCGGGTGGACTATTATCACCTTACGGTAGATGATGTGCAATATACTGATGACGAGTTCCGTCACGCACAGGAAATGCATAAATCCCTCCGTATGGAGGCACGTAAAGATGCATTTCTTGCAAAAGTTCTTGAACATGCTGAAACGCAACGGTTCATGGTGGGCAGGTCACAACCATTCACATATTGCGATTTTCAGTTCTCTCTTGATACCCGGTGCAAATGGGATTGGTGGCTCGGTTCGTTTGGTGGAGACCTTAAAACTACATTTGCCTCTACTGAGCAGCAGTTTGAGGAAGCAGTTGATTTCTTCGATTGGGATAGAAGCCGTGCCTGGTATATGGACATCGCTCATTCCGACCATGATTTTATCTACGCTATCAGTAAGAAGAACTGCCGTGTGTTTAAAAAATTCATCAACCGTTACGATGAGGTTTACAGACGTGGACGAGAGAAATATGAAGAACTGGCATTCCAGTTTTGGTGTCTAACCCCTCAAACTTAAACTTATGGATATATTCTGCAAAGTAACCCCTTGCGGTCTTGTGCCGCTCCACAACAGCGACCTTGATTTGAAGAAACGGCTTCGTGTCGGTTCTGTTGTCAGGTGCAAAGTGAGTAACCCTCGAAACTACGAGCATCATAAAAAGTTCTTTGCACTGGTTCGGCTCACGTTCGACAATCTTCCGCTCCCTTTGGTTGAAAAATGGAACATACGCAACGAATACGATATGCTGCGCCGGTTCAAACGTGATTTAGGATATTTCACCAATACAATCAACGAATACGGAGAGCATGAGATAGAATACCTTTCAATTTCTTTTGCCGCTATGGAGCAGCACGAATTTGAGCAGTTCTACAATCAGTGCATCGACCTCGTACTGTTCAAGTACATAAAAGGAATAGACAAACAGGATTTAATAACAGAAATAGAGAACTTTAAATAATGAGCAACATACTGAAACATAACCTTCGTGTAGAACCTTACGAGTATCAGCGTGAGGGAATCTGCTTCGGGTTAGAGCATAAGCGCATAATCATCGGTGATGAGCCGGGTTTGGGAAAGACTTTGCAGTCTATTGGCATTGTCGATACTGCTAACGCTTATCCCTGCCTTGTCATTTGTCCGTCATCATTGAAAATCAATTGGCAGCGCGAGTTCGAAAAGTTCACGGACAAATCAGCCCTTGTGCTTGACAACAATGTGCGTACAACTTGGGGTTATCTTCTCTCAATGGGAGTTCATCAGGTCGCCATAGTCAATTATGAAAGCCTGCGTAAGTTCTTTGTATGGGACATCCGAGGAGGAAAGCAGTTTCGGTTGAAGGATGTTGTTTTCAATCCGCAGATACAGGCGTTCAAGTCCATAATCATAGATGAAAGCCATCGTGTCAAAGACCCGTCAGCACAACAGACAATCTTCACAAAAGGGCTGTCCGTAGGCAAGGACTGGTGCATTCTCCTGTCAGGTACTCCTGTGGTTAACCGTCCCGAAGATTTAATCGCACAGTTGTCCATCATGAACCGTTTGGGCGAGTTTGGTGGGCGTGCCAAGTTTATTGCTGATTATTGTACCGACCCTAAAGACAAGACTGCCGAACCTGCTGTTCCTCTTTCCGAACTGTCAAGACAGTTATACGATACATGTATGATACGCAGAGAGAAAGCAAAAGTGCTTCCCCAATTGCCTGACAAGACAAGGGTGGATTTATATATTGAGATTTCAAACGACAAGGAATATAATCTTGCAGCCGAAGACCTTGCCGCTTACTTGCAGGAATACACAGAGTGTACAGATTGGGAAATACGCCGTAAAATGCGCATGGAGGCTCTTGTCAAGTTTATGACCTTGCGCTCCTTGGCCACAAAAGGAAAGATTGCACAGGCGGTTGATTTTATCCGAACATTCCTTGATAGCGGAAAGAAACTCATTGTATTCTGTTCGCTACACGAGATTGTGGATGAATTGCAAAAGGTATTCCCCCGTGCCGTCACGGTTACAGGGCGTGATAGCGCAGTAAACAAACAGGCTTCGGTTGACGCTTTTCAGAACAATCCCAATGTGCAGCTTATTATCTGTTCCATTAAAGCTGCCGGTGTCGGACTTACGCTGACAGCAGCGTCCGATGTGGCATTCATCGAACTGGCTTGGACGTATGCCGATTGCTGTCAATGCGAAGACCGTGCTCACCGTATCGGGCAGAAAGACAATGTAACCTGTTACTATCTGCTTGGTCGTGGCACTATCGACCATACGATATACCGCCTCATCCATCGCAAAAAATCCATTGCCAACGAGATTATGAATGCTGACGATGAAATCCCAACCGATGAAATGTATTTCAATGAGTTGGTAAAATCATTCTTAAACACTTCGGGGTGATGGAGATTTGTAAAACAGATATGCAGAAGATTATCAAGTATCTCGATGACGCTGCCAAGGTATATGACACTCTCCCCGGACAACGCAACACGTGCCGGGCATGGGTTATCAGACAACATATAAAAAAGTTACAAAAGAAATTATTCACTATTAATCAAAAAAGAAATGATAAAGACTGACATCGTTGATTATATCGTCAACAACACGACTTTGAGTCGTTCACAGGCTATTAACGCTACCGACAGCGTGATAGAGGCTATAAGCCATTCACTCATCAAAGGCGAAAGTGTGTTTATCCGTGGTTTCGCTACCATCAAGGCGATTGTTACAGCCCCTAAAAAGGCTCGTAATATCAACAAAGGAACGGCTGTTACTATTCCGGCTCGACATTCCGCTAAACTCGTGTTAAGCAAAGATTTAAAAGAACGTATGAACTTGAAAAAATGATGGCAAAATATTTTCTCTCAACAGTCCGCTACGAAAAAGTAATGGAGAACGGACTACAAAAGGCTGTCAGCGAACAGTACCTCTTTGATGCACTCTCATTCACCGAAGCAGAGGCACGCACAATTGAGGAACTCAAACCCTTTATGAGTGGCGAATTTAGTATTCCTCAGATAGTGAAACCTCGTATCTCCGAACTGTTCCTGTCTGATGATACAGCAGCCGACCGCTACTACAAGGTAAAGGTTGCGTTCATCACACTTGACGAAAAGACAGGTGCCGAGAAAAAGACCAACAGTTTCATTCTCGTACAGGCATCAAACTTCAAGAACGCATACGACTGCTTCACCGATGGGATGAAAGGAACAATGTCAGATTACGAAATAGTTTCCATTGTAGAGACACAGATATTGGATTATTACCCTGCAAAGTATGAAGAAAATGACATTTGATGAGTTGATGGAAGCGCACAGGAAAGCAGCCAAAACTCGTAAACGTCCATCGGATGAAGAACATCGCATACAATGTACATGTGTACGGTGGTTTTCCCTCCAATATCCACGACTTGACGGCAGGTTGTTCGCTGTTCCCAACGGTGGAAGACGGGATGCCGTCACAGCTGCAAAACTCAGGGCAGAGGGTGTTGTGGCAGGGGTGGCAGACCTCATCCTGTTAAAGAGCAACCGTGATTACGGAGCATTGCTCATCGAAATGAAAACCATCAAAGGCAGACAGAGCGAGAGCCAAAAGAAATGGCAAAAGACTGTATGCTTCAATGAGGAATACAAATATGTGGTGTGTCGCTCCTTTGACGATTTCAAACGAGAGGTGGACGACTACTTAAAAAACGAATATTAATTGATATGTCGCCTATGGCACGGACTATAAAGAAAGGTCTTGACTATTTCCCGATGGACATAGATATATTCAACGACCTTAAAATAAGGAAACTAATCAAGTATCAAGGTGGAAAATCCATAACGGTATATGCTCTGCTGCTCTGTAATATCTACAAGAATGGGTATTATATGAAGTGGGATAAAGAGTTGCCTTTCATTTGCTCGGAACTGACGGGATTTGAGGAGGCATATATATCGGAAGTAATCAAAACCTGCCTGACACTGGGGTTGTTTTCAAAAGGACTGTTCGATGCGGATGGAGTGCTTACATCAAAAGGTATTCAAGAACGGTATAGTCGTATCTGTATTCAATGCCGCAGGGTATGCGACATTTCTGATTATTGTCTGCTTGAATCGAAAGTGAGAAAGACTCTAAGCAGCAAGGCAAAACAACAGAAACCGAAGAATACTGCTACTGCCCAACAAGACACACAACCCCATTATGAACCATATTCACTAACGCTTGACCAAGAAATTGAAGAACTGAAAGGCGATGAATGTTGGCTTGACCAATTACAGGTCATTCATCACATGGAAATTTCTATGATCCGCAACAGATTGGATGATTTTCGGGTGCAATGTCTGGCGGATGGAAAAGAGAGAGGACATCAATCATTGCAGGATGCCAAACAGCATTTCAATTCATGGTTACGAATAGTGAATAAAAACAAGACGAAAGATGATAAAGATAGGAGCACAGGACGAAATCAGCGTAGAGGCAATGTTCTCTCGGCTGATGAGCAGAAAACGTACGGCGACTCGTTTTAGACTGCCATATACCGCCAAACAGGTTTATGCAATGCTCTATGCAGCTTGTCAAGTGGAGGTTGTTAATAGGCATCGGGAGTTCGTTGTTACTGACGAATACAAGAAACATCTTTGGGATATTTCACAATGGCTGACATCAAAAGATTCAACATTCGGACTGTTCCTTTGCGGTGGAGCCGGTAATGGAAAGACAACCATTCTCCGTGCCTTGCAAAATCTCACAAACTACTTGCGTAGCGATGAGTCATATACCAGTAGGCAGGATGATTATCCCGCACGTGGCTATACCTTCATCACTGCGAAAGACCTTGTACTGCTTGCCAAGGCATACAACAATCCCACTCGTGAGAACGAGAGTGAGGTGTACCGGTACAAAAAATTACGCAGCATTGAGATACTGGCGATTGATGACCTTGGGCAAGAACCCAAGGAGAGCATTCACTATGGCGACTTCGTTACGGCGGCTATGGATATTATCTCTTATCGTTATGAGGAACAATTCTGCACTTTGGTGTCATCTAATCTTTCTGCTACCGAGATTGCCACTTACTACGATGAACGTATTGCTGACCGATTCCGTGAAATGATGCATATCGTAAATTTCAGTACGGAACAATCATTTAGAAAATTAAAATCAAACAAATAGAAACTATGAACAAAGATTACACTTACTGTTCGGGCGTTACCTGCCCCATACGAAACGAGTGCAAAAGATATTTGCCTGACCCTCCCGATGTACCGCTATGGTGGATACCACCTGCCTACAAAGAGAATCTTAAACAGTGTCCTCACTTTGAAAAAAAATTAAACAAAAAAGAAAATGAGAAGAGAAGATATTAAAGAAGCCGCTGTAAATTATGATTCAAGGCTTGTTGCTTTTAGAGCTTTCATGAAAGGTGCAGAGTGGCGCATCAACAGCGTGTGGCATGATGCAAACGAACAACCTGATAGAGGAAAAGACATCATAGTTATGTATTCTAATAAATCTTGTAGAGTGTTTCTCCCAAATGGAATATGGGATAATTTAATTAAGGTGGATAAATTTATCAAATGGGCATACATCGAAGATTTACTACCTAATACGGAGGATTGAGAAATGAGAACGATAAAATTCAGAGGGAAACGCTCAAAAGACGATGAATGGGTGTATGGGGGATTAGTTTACCGATTGCCTAAACACCCCGAAATCATCATCAATGAATATATAACGCATCAGAATGGAGAATGTGAAGATAATTTTGTGTTCTATCAAGACATCTATGAAGATACCGTAGGTCAGTTCACGGGATTGCACGATAGGAACGGGGAAGAAATCTATGAGGGCGATATAGTTAATTTTGATGATTCCCCTTACAGCGTTTATGCCCATCCATATACAGGTAAAGTTGTGTTTTACAAAGGTCAATTTTGTGTAGAACACTACGAAGATTGCTTTACGACCACATTTTATACACCGCTTTTCAAAGATGATTTTGCGGATAAGAAAACGACCGTATTGGGAAATATCTACGACAATCCCGAGCTATTGAAATGATGCAACAAGAGAATCCCTCCTATTGTTTCGGATACATTCGGTTTTATCGGTATGCGACAATCAGGTTTAACTAATAATCAAGACAAAAATAATGAAATTTAAATCAAAAATATGCACTACTCGTGAGCAGTCGGAAAGGTTACTCGCTTTGGGCTTGAAGCCCGAAACAGCAGATATGGTATATCATTATACAAAGAGTAGAGTTCCTGCATTGGAATGGGAGTTGCAAACCAAGCCGCCAACATCAAGAGGTGAGTTTTGGACACCCCAAAGAATAGCAAAGTTAGCATTTCCTTTTCATAAGCATCCAGATGGAACACCAATGACCGGTGAAGAGGTGTTCGATAAATTGTGGGGAAAGGATGTTCCTGCCTGGAGCCTTAGCCGTTTGTTGGAATTGATTCCTAAGTGCATCAAACAAAGTAACAGACCAAATGCCGATTTAAAAATAGATACCGATAATCAATATTGGTTCATTAGCTATGAAGAGCTTGGATTTGACATAAAACACCAAATAATGAACTCTGATTTATTTGAATCCATTATTTCCATGATTGATTGGCTGATTGACAACGGATACTTTAATAAAGATTATTTATTATGAACTTATTATACATTGACTTGTTTTGTGGTGCAGGAGGAACATCTACGGGTGTCAATTCTGCACGAATATCTGGCGAACAATGTGCTACTGTTATTGCCTGTGTTAATCACGACAAGAACGCTATTGCTTCACACGCCGCCAATCACCCCGAAGCGATGCACTTTACGGAGGATATTCGTACTCTCGAACTATCGCCACTTGTAAAGCATATGCAAAGCTGCCGCCGTCAGTATCCCGATGCGTTGGTCGTTCTATGGGCATCGTTGGAGTGTACTAATTTCAGTAAGGCGAAGGGCGGTATGCCTCGTGATGCAGATAGCCGCACACTCGCAGAACACCTTTTCCGTTATATCGAGGCTATCAATCCCGATTATATTCAGATAGAGAATGTAGAGGAGTTTATGTCGTGGGGCGATGTGGACGAAAACGGCAAGCCTGTTTCAATGGATAAGGGCAAGAGTTACACACGTTGGGTACGCAATGTGAAGAAGTACGGCTATAACTTTGATTTCCGCATACTCAATGCTGCCGATTATGGTGCGTACACCTCACGCAAACGATTCTTTGGTATCTTTGCCAAGAAAGGTTTGCCTATCACGTTCCCCGAAGCCACACACAGCAAGGAGGGTGCAACATCGCTATTTGGCTCATTAGAAAAGTGGAGACCTGTACGTGAGTGCCTTGACTTCGATGATGAGGGAGATAGCATCTTTGGACGTAAGAAACCGCTTGTTGAGGCTACATTGGAGCGTATATATGCTGGGTTGATAAAGTTTGTTGCAGGTGGCAAAGATGCGTTTCTTGTCAAGTACAATTCCGTTAATAAAAGAACAGGAAAGCATATACCTCCGTCCATTGATGAACCTTGCCCTACTGTTGCTACACAAAATCGCCTCGGATTGGCAAAGGTTACGTTCCTGTCAAAACAGTTCAGCGGCGACCCGATGAGCAAGAATGTGTCTGTTGATGCTCCTGCAGGAACAATTACCTGCAAAGACCACCATGCATTTATATCAGCGTATTATGGTAATGGGCATAACCATTCTGTTGATGATGCTTCACCAACGCTAACAACAAAGGACCGCCTTTCGCTTATACAGACAGAGCGGTTTATTGATATGCAGTACGGCAACGGCAAAGCCTCATCAGTAGAAGACCCTGCCAATACAGTTACTACAAATCCGAAGTTCAACCTTGTGTCTGTTAAGAGGCATTATCTTCTAAACCCACAATACAAGTCAGCAGGAGGCTCTGTCGATAAACCATGCTTCACGCTCATCGCTCGAATGGATAAAATGCCACCATATTTGATTGCTACGGAGAGTGGCGATGTAGATGTGATAGTGTATGACACCGACAGCCCAATGATAGCTAAAATAAAGGAATTTATGGCACTATACGGTATTATAGACATAAAGATGCGTATGCTCAAAGTTCCCGAACTTAAAAAGATTATGGGATTCCCCGAAAATTATGTGTTGGTAGGGACACAAGCGGAGCAAAAGAAATACATCGGCAATGCTGTTGAGGTTACTATCGCACGTCGTTGGTGTGAGTCCCTTTGTGCAAAACTCAAAGAACATTTCAAAAAAGCCGCTTGATATGGACGCTAAAACATTCTTCACGAAGGTTGCCCTTATGCGTAAGGCTCAAAAGGAGTATTTCAAGACACGAAACCAAACAGCCCTACGGAATAGCAAGGCTCTCGAAGCCGAGATTGACAAAGAGATTGAGCGTGTGAATAACATTATTGGTATAAAACAGCCCAAGCAGACTAAATTATTCAATGATTAAAATCGAAAAGTTATGTATTCTACAGTATTAAAAGAAATTATGGCATTTTTACTCGGACGAAAGTATTATGCAAATATAATAGCAACAAGAGGTACAACGAAACAAGAAATTTGTTCCTACATCTTCGCTACAAAAGAAGCCGCTGAGCGGCATCGGGATGAAATTGAAACAACTCTGTCATTCCGGTATATCGAAACTATTTCGTTCCGTTCCCGAAAAGTCAGTTTGGAAGCGACAGTTAAAAGTTAAACCATCCGTGTACCGTTCACTATTTATCTTTGAGCTATGATTTTCAAGAAAGTAAAAAAATGGTGGCAGTCACTTCGGTACTACGTCATTGCCGACCCTGCCGACAACTCTGTAACACTCTCAAAAGCGTTGTTCAATCATATCAAGAACGAAGCCTTTGGGAGTGATGAGGCTCGTGTGTTTGTGTTTAAAATAACGGATTCAGGATGCTTCGGGTTCATGACAAACCCAAGCATCGAGCAACCTACGCAAATGTGCAATATTCAGTACAATGAGAAATACCGTTGTATCGGTTTTGAAACACTCTGTCCGTCTGTTGGGCAAATCTTATATACATACGGATTAAATGCTTCACAGTGCGTCAAATTATCCGTTTCCGTATGCCGTACAGGGCAGGGTAAAGTTTACTATCAAATAGAACGACCCCATGCAAAGCATATTAGGAAATACACGAAAGGCTGATATTACTTTCCACGACAATGGACGTATCAATATATCTGCCAGAGTGTCCAAGTTATTGGAATTGTCACATGGTGATGTAATTGATATAATGGACGGACAGGGTGAAATATATCTGTATGTCAAGCACCGTGTGCCGGTTGTCGGTAGGCACGAGGGGATGGTGTTCCGTTCCAATAAGAACGGAAATCATTGTATAGCCTCATCCGTGATACTCTGCCGTTACATAATTACAAGGTGCGGAGGAAGTGGAAAGGTACGGTTGTGTTGTGGGGCTCCTGTAGAATTGCAACACTACGGGAAAGCATTGCCGATTATAATTAAATACATATTGTGATATGATTAAAGAGATTAAATACAATGGTTATACCGCCAATCCGTCCGACTACGAATGTCCGGACGGAGATTTGGCAACATCAATAGGCGTTATTCCCGAAGATGGTTCACTTAAACCTATATTGCCACCATCTGAGGTGTTCCGGCTTGAAAGTGGGGCTTCTGTTATGTATATCCATGAAACGGCAAACATAAAACATTATATCATCTTTAAAAACAATGCGATTAGTTGGTGGAACGGCACAGAGGAGCATGAACAGGTATTTCTCCGTACATTCAAGGAGATATACCAAATTAATGCTATTGGAAACACGCTTCTTGTTTTGTCGGAAGATGGTATGCATTATTTTCTATGGAAAGGATATGATGACGGGTATTTGTACCTCGGAACGAAAATTCCCGAATGCCCTTTGTCATTTGGTTTGCAAGGCGAAATGACTGTAACAGATGAATTCGAGCTGGCTTTTGATGATATTGCCTACGAAACTGATAAAAATATTTGGAATGGCATGACAACAGCTACAGACCCATTCTGTAAAGAATTTACAGACAACAATAAGAGGCAAATTACGGACCAAGTTCTTGGAAAAGTCAATAAGTTCATTGCTGAAAATTCCACTGGTAAGGGAAAATTCCTCTTTCCGTTTTTTGTTAGATATGCCTATCGATTGTACGATGGAACATTGACTATGCATTCTGCTCCGATTCTGATGATTGCTTCATCAGACTGTGCTCCTAACGTAGGAATTTTCAGGGTATTTAGTACTCATGCAGAACATTCTGCTAACCGTTGTAAAGCGAAAGTTATAGGTGTTACGCATGGAATAGACTATGCAGTAATTCATAATTCACGGCTTGAAATGATTAAGAATTGGAGAGATATTGTTCGCTCGGTTGATGTGTTCGTTTCAAAACCGATTTATACATACAACCAAAATGGACAATGTACACGGTTTGTTCGTACAGTAGAGAATGATTGTTACTCGGTATGCAAGTTCGTGAGCCAAAATGCACCTACAAGTACCTATCCTATGCGTTATCAGAGGCATGATGTGAATTATATGTATCAGTTATATACCAATAATTTTCAAACAATATATGGTTATCGTTTGATGATTCCTCGTAGGAGCATTGATGATGTCAAAGAAGATATTCGCTCCACATCACAGTTCTATTTACTTGAGAGTATTCCTGTAGAGCAGCTTACAACGACACGGACAAAATTGGTTGTTGAGGAAGACTATTTGCAGTCACTTGTCACTCGTGAGGTTATGACGGACGATTATGATAGCCATGATAAATTGTTGCCTAATTATTCATTTGTGTATAACTCAAGGCTCAATCTTGCCAATATCAGGAAAGAACTATATGACTTATATAATATTGGGGCAATGATACCATATACCAATGGTTATGTCGCAATCTGGAATGGAATGCCACCTACTCAAATGGATGGGACGATGGGGGCGACCGTTTACTTTTACATAAAGCAGGATGGCCGGGACATTGTGGTTAGTGGAGAATCATATCAGGTTTCATTTTATAGTCCTCCTTTCTTATTTTTGTTCTATCCCAATATAAACGCATATAAAGCAGTCATTGTAACTCATTATGGCGTTCCTATGTATTATGAGGTCACGTTGGAACAACATAAATTCCTCAATGGTTCTTTCTATTTTGCCGGTTGGGAAAATCCGAAAGAAGGTAGTAGCAGCTATCCTACTACAAGCCCATTGGCGGAAAGAATAATTGATTTGCCCAACAAAATATATACATCGGAAGTGAACAACCCGTTTCATTTTCCGGTACTCGGCATCAATACGGTTGGAACAGGAACTATTCTCGGCATTTGCGCTGCTGTGAAAGCATTGTCTGAAGGTCAGTTTGGACAGTTTCCTCTTTATGCCTTTACTACGGAAGGAGTATGGGCGTTGGAAGTGTCTGCTACAGGAACATACTCCGCCAAACAACCGATTACTCGTGATGTGGTCATTAACCCCGACAGCATTACCCAGATTGACACTGCCGTCCTGTTTGCAACCGATAGAGGTATTATGCACATCAGCGGCTCGTCCACACAATGTATATCCGACATCCTGAATACGGAGGATTTATTCAGCATTGCCGACCTGCCTAAGTCTGATGCGTTGATAAACATCTTCAACGAAAAATCCGATGAAAGCGAAAAGATTACACTCGCAGACATCACGCTGTTGCCGTTCAACGAATTTCTACGAGGTTGCCGTATGGTGTATGACTATACCCACCAGCACATCATCGTATATAACAGTGCAGTGCGTTATGCTTATGTTTTCTCTTTGAAGTCAAAATTGTGGGGTATGATGTATTCCGATATTGTGGCTAATGTCAATTCCTATCCCGAAGCATTTGCCATGGCGGAAGGTTCGAGATTGGTCGATTTCTCCAAGTCTAATGCTGAGAATATAACAACTCTCATTATAACTCGTCCATTCAAGATGGACAACCCTGATTCGTTTAAAACTATAAACGCCGTCATACAGCGCGGTATGTTCCACTCGACCCATGTTCAGCAGGTGCTGTATGGTTCAAACGACCTCATACATTGGCACGTTGTATGGAGCAGCGTGGATAACATTATGCGAGGCTTCCGGGGGACACCCTATAAAGCCTACCGTCTTGCTCTTGTCTGCCGTTTTGATAAAGCGGAAAGCATATACGGATGTACCGTTGCGTTCGAGCCACGTATGTCAAACCAAGTACGATAGTTTTCAGGTAAAACAGATTGTTTATAAAGGAGAAAGAGCCGGGATGCGTGATGCACCTCGGCTCTTGTCTATTAAAACGGCTTGCATTTCCGTCTTATCTTGCCTTTCCTTGATACAAGCGATGTCTGTATCTTGCTTTTCAGTTCTTTGAATTTCCCCTCCCAATTCGCTTGACTACCTGGATTGGTGATGCTCATCCAATCGGCAAGCACTCTGCATACAAGATATTCATGCATCAGATGATTTAGCAACTGCACGGTCGTTATTGAAAAGCCAACCGGCAAATTCAGTACAATATCGTATGCTTCAGGAGCAGTCAGTACATTATCGAAATTTTCTTGCGTCTCGCCTATTTCCGTTTTTGTATAGGGAAAAAGCATTTCCACACATTCGGCATGGGCAAGATTCAGTACCCTTGTTACCCGGTCGATATTTCCTTTCTGACCGATGTCGAATACCTGATGCCGGGCGTGTACATCGTCTGTTTTCATGATGTCGCCCTCAACAAACGAATAGTTCTCGGCATCATATATCAGTTCCGACCGTTTGAATGTCAGCGTTACAGATTTAGTCTGTAGCTGATTATCACTACAGCAATACATTATCAACTATATGTAGGGCGTTCAGGGCGACTGCGTTTATACAAAGCACGCTTCACATTCTCTAACGATACTCCTGAATGGGAAATATAGGTTTCTGCATCCTCCTTGTTTGTAATGGCGAACCAATCTCCAAGAGCCATGTCCACAAGGTAAGAATGTATGCCGTTTCCCAATGCGTCTGCCGATGAATTGTTGTAGTTGCTTGGCAGCTCAAACGAAAGTTCAAGCACTCCGTCATTGTCAATCTGTTCGGCAATTAGGTTATCGCTCGTGGTTTTGTCTTCCGACAGATACTCTCCGAGCAGACTTTTCAAAGCCGAGAAAGCGTTGGCCAAGGAACGGCGGATTTGGTAGCTGTTCTCATCATCATCACTTGCTTGCATGTTCGAGGCAGCTTCGTATGTCTTTTTGCCTTCTGCCTCTCGTGCCTGTCCTGTCAAGTATGCCTTATTCTGAATGTCATAGATAAGTTCTTTAACTTGTTGCGTGACGGTCAATGTCTTTTTATTCTCTGCCATAATACATTTATTTAATTGTTACTCGTATCGTATGTAGGGCGCATTGGCTTTTTCTTGAAAAACGCTTTGCGCATGATGTCTTCCAAATAGGTGGCGGCTTCCGAAGCATATCCGGTTGCTTCACTCTTGTTGGTAAATGTGTACCATTTGGACGTAATGTTCATCACGAAGAATGAAAATAGGCTGCGTTGCATACTGGCAGTCAGACTGTCATCGAATGCTGTTGATAGACCTAATGTCAAAGAATACTCACCGTTCGTTTCTTCCTCCGATATAAGTACCTTTTTCAAACTGTTGCAAACCATATTCTTGCACTCGTTCCAAAAGCGTTCAAGGATGGATTTATCCTCTTCGGTGGTTGAAATGGTCTCGTAGGCATGTTCATCGTCCATCTTTGCCCCTGTGTATTCCGTAGTCTTTGCCACTTCCTCATACACGGTTTCTTTATTTATTGTCAATACTATTTCCATATTCAAAAACTAAATAGATTATATGATATACCTACACCAACGTAGGGGGCGAACTGTGGCGTTCCTCTCAAAGTCATCCCGTAGCCCACCTGTATGCCGATGCTCCATCGCTTTGTCTTCGGGCGTTTGGTTATGGTCATGGTTTCGTGCGGCATACGTAATATCAGGCTGTCAAGACTTGCATTGTACCCGCTCACGTATGCTGTATAGGTGTCGCCCTCATATTTGGTTTGCGTGATGGGTACCTGCACCTCTACACTGTCGGCTGAAATCTTTTCGCCCATATCCTCGAAATGGTCTTTGTTTAGGAAATTCACTTCCTCATCATCGGGAACGCTTTTGCAGAAATTTTGTACACTATCCTGCAATATTTGGGGCTTTTCGGGAAATTTCTGTACGCTTTTTGGCAATTTAGGAACGCTTACAGGCAATTTTGCCGTAATGCTACCAAGCGGCTTTTCTTCTTTCGGGGCAGGTTGGTGGTAAGCGATAGTATCAAATATCGTTACCCTCATCGTGTCCGGCACAGGCGCTCCGCTTTTGTCGCCGATGATACCCTTGCCGCCGTTCCACAGAACAGAGCCGATAAGCAGCACCAACAGCACGCACAACAATATGTTTTTAGTCCTTTCCATACTTGTAATCCCAATCCATCAATGCTGCAACGTGAGTTCGCACAATAGCATCACGCCCCTTGTCTGAAGTAAGGTAAGCTACATCCTGTTCATTGTCCATGAAAAAGTTTTCCGTAAGGACGGCGGGGCATTTTGTTTTGCGTAGGATATAGAAAGCCTCTTCCCAGTCAGGGTCACCGTCCGATAAATCCTTACGGATTGTAAGTCCGGCAAAATTCTTTTCCGCTTCGGCATACAGCATGGTGGCAAGTTCATCGCTCTTGGTTTTGCCTTTGCTTGTGTAGGCACTCCAACCACGAGCCTTTCCCCATTCACCGTTTTTCGATGCGTTGCAATGAATGGAAACAAGCACCACATTCTCTGCGCCAAAACGTCCGCAAATCTCATTCACACGCCTTACTCGTTCTTCAAGGGGTATGTCTTCGCTTTCGGTTACAATGCGTTCCGCATCAATGCCCAAAAATTTCAACTCTCCCTCGATGCTTTTTGCTATTTCTCGTGCGTAGCTGTATTCTCTGAACTTACCGTCAGGACTACGCTTTCCCGTAGTATTCTCGCCATGTCCGTTGTCAATCAATATCTTCATGCTTGGTAATTTATTGGGTTAGTATTCGCTTGGTGGAATCCTGTCTGCACAACCGTGTTTGTTGCATTTTCTAAATTCCAGTGCCTGATTCTGAACGGCAAGCTCGCTGTTCTTTTCGCTTAGTTCGCGGATAGTGTCGCGATATTTGGTTATCTCAGTATAAAGGTGGTCAATCTTTGCGTCCAGTTCGGCAACCCGCTTTTCTTTCTTCTCGTACAATTCTTTCCACTCCGCAGCATAAGCTGTGATGTTGTCTGCCTCGTTTTTTTTCGCCTCGGCATCTGCTTTTTTTGTCTTGCTTTTAATCAATAGTAAGGGCAATATCACCAATGTGATGAGAGAACCGATAACCTGGATAATCGTGCTTAATTGCTCCATATCAAAGTTCCTCCAATTAAACATCCCAAACAAACTCCGGCTATCGTTAAACCGAAATCAATCCAATCCCATTTGCTGCCATGCGCCTTGTCTTTGTACTCCAATGCAGTTGCTGCCAATACTCCGGCATACATTGCAGTAAACCAACCGAATGCAAAAATGCCGATAATCAGTCCTCCAATGAGGTGTTTCCACCTGTTGCTCATTCCGAGCCAATCAATAAACTTTTTCATTGTCATCGCTATTTTAAATTAAACATAGTCCAATCCACACTGTCTTTTTCCCTCCATCCGTCCTGAACGGTCTTTATCACATAGGCACACACCGATTGGGAGAACGCAATAAAATCATCTGCATTCTCGAAAGTATGATAGATGGGCGTGCCATCTTCCTGTTCGTTGATTTTTAGGGTAAGCGGATAAGGGATGTTCTCACTACGCTCTATAGCGGAAAAGTTCAGTTGGTTTTCGGTAGAAAGGTATATCTGCTTCTTGTTCCAGACAAAACCGTTTATAATCTTCTCCTCCGTTGTCTTGTTTATAGCGGACACGACAATCTCCTTGACCTCGGAAAGTGTAGGCTTGCGGTTGAATGTATGCCTGTATTCCCAACCGCTTTCACTCTTTTCATCGTCTTTCCAAAAGCCAAAAAACAATATCCACTTGGAGCGTCCTGTACGCACAAGACAATCCTGCCGCTGCTTTGTGCCGTAAATCTTTTCCATTTTTGTGAGTTTTGATTTCAGGCAAAAATAGCGGAATCCAAGTGGATTAATATGTTATCCTTTTACCATCAGGTAAAATTGTATTTTCTCTTTCCTCCGTCAAATACCTCGCATTTGAGAACCGTTTCAAATGGGAAACCATCTTCAATGTCGCTGATTTGGTCAAGAATGCCTTTCATCTCAACAGAAGCTGTAAAGAACTTTCCCCATTCTTGGGTTGTAGGATTGCGGAAAGATACAAGATAACGGTCTTCTCCTTCTTTGGTATCTATACACGTTTCAAAATCATGTATCTCAATTGGTATATTTACGATGTCACTCAATCTCATTACTTTGCCGGGAAAGCGTTTCTTTCCGTCAGCAGGAGTATATGTAACTCCCATTTCTGAAAATTTCTTCATTTTCTTGTTTGTAAGTATGTAAAACAAATGTTTGCAATCAGCATGGCAAGCCATTCCTTTGAATGAACCTATGATTTCCTGCCTTCTTTTGCGTGATTTGACTTTGGCAAGATTTCTGGCTGCATTCTGTTTCGTCCGTTTCCTTAGCAAGGAATAGTCCCCGAAATTCACATAACCCAAAGCATCCATGCCGGATGAAATGGGGGCGACTTTCTCGCTGGGCTTGATGGTCAGTCCAAGTTTGGCACTTTCTTCATGTAGGCAATTCCTTAGTCTCCACAACTCCTTTTTGCTTTCGCCGAGGATAAAGGTGTCATCACAAAAACGGAAATAATATGACGCACCGTGCTGTTCTATCATCGCATGGTCAAGGTCATTTAGATACAGGTTGCCGAAAAACTGGGAGGAACGAAGTCCCTTGCTGATACCGGCATCCGCATCGGGATATAACACTTTGACAAAATTCTCCAATATCGGCAGCAAAATCGGGTCGGCGATGTATTTCCTGATTTTGTCTATCAATATGCTATGAACGATATGGTCATAGTAGCCTTGATAGTCTGATTGATAGAAGTATTTCAGGTTTGGATTTGCTTTCATTGCGGCTTGAATGGCATGAAACAAACCTTGCGGCCCTCTTCCCTTGATGGAAGCTGCAGTTGTCTCTATCAGAATGGGAGTAAGTTTTTCCTCTATGATTTCCATAATGGCATTACTGCCCATCCTTTCAAAGACAGCAGGGGCTTGGACTGTCCGTATTTTAGGACCGTCTTTCGTTTCAAAGGATTTTAGCGTGTTGACTCGGAAAATACCATTTCCTATCTGTTCTTTCATTTTTGCAAGTATGGTATCTCGATTGAGTACATATCGTACTTGGCGTGCTGTGTACTTCTTTCCATCAATTAAGACAGAGTTCCTTTTTTCTGCTTCGGTAGAGGATTGGCTGAGGTTTGACAGCACACGCTTGAATGACGACAATAGGTTTTCTTCCGTTATTATTTCGGGGATGAGGTTGTATAAAGGATAACTGACCGAAGGTGTTCCCCCGGTCAGTCCTATAAAATTGTCCGTATCATCATAGACCGCCTTCCGGTCCCGTGAGGAGGATATGAAACCCTCCTCACTTGTGGTTAAAGATATGTTCCGGCTTTCCATAAATAATATATTATAATGCTTTTGCCGAGGCGCGAACCCCTCGGAGAATATAATTGCCCAACTCGTAGGCGTATAGGGTCTCCGATTAGTTAACCATCAGAATTTGAGCCGACCACCGTAGTTCGTGTTCGAGTTCGAAGATGCGTTGTTCGCGTTCGCATAAGCGAGACCGGAGTTCGCATTCGAGTTGTTGCCAGACCGAAGAACACAGCGGCGCGCGGGGTTGTCTGCCTTTATGTATCAAATGGCGAATTTCCCTAAACCTACTATTTCAAGGTTGATACTCATTCCCATTGCACGAAATACTTTTCTGATTGTCTGTATGGTAAGATTGCTTCCTTTCTCAATGCGAGAAATCTGCGCTTTCTTAACTCCAATCATTTCGCCAAGCTGTTCCTGAGTGATGTTTCTTGATTCACGGGCTTGTTTGATTGCCTCACCAATCAAGAACGCATCAACCTTTGCTTCATATTCGTCACGTCTTGGAGTTCCTTTAACCCCAATTACGCTGTCCAGCATTTCTTCGTGAGTGTAAAGTTTCATATCTTCTGCTTTTTATCGTTAAAATACTGTTTTCTAATATTCTCTGCCTTATCAATTTCTTTTGATGGGGTCTTCTGCGTTTTCTTTATAAAGCCGTGAGTGGCAATTACCAAAGTGTCCTCTTCTGTATCCCAAAATGCCAAAAGCCGATAACAGATGCCATTGTAAAGCGTTCTGAACTCCCAAATATCCGTACCTTCCAATTTCTTAAAAAGTTCTTTGTCTATGACAACTCTGCTTTTGAAGATATTATAAGCGATTTTATCTTGTACCTTCTCCGGCAAAGAATGGATAAATTCATAAGCTTCTTCTGTATAAACTATTTTGAATCTCGTTTCCATTATTAACTTGATTTCCTTTTGCAAAGGTAATAAATAGTTTACATATAAAGAAACTTTTCGCTGCCTTTTTACATGAATGATTTATAATCGACTCGCTTCGCGAGAATAAAGAAAGAGGGAGCAGCCTTACGGCTCTCCCTCTGACGCTTTTTACAAACTCACGAGTTCCGCTCTATTCTATAATGACGAATTTTCCGCGGAAGGCGAGCCGACCACCGTAGTACGTGTACGAGTACGAAGATGCGTAGTGCGCGACCGCATAAGCGAGACCGGAGCTCGCATACGAGTTGTGGCCAGACCGAAGAACACAGCGGCCTCTACTACCACTCATCCAGAAACCGGCAGCATAATGGGTCACATACATGCTTGTGTCTGTCTTGTGAACTCGACTCGGAAGGACATCACATTTCGCTCCATGTACGATACGCACAACACAATTCCCGTTGGATGATTCAACCGTTTTGACTGTGCGCTCCGTTTTTGTAACAGGGTCGTAAATATGAGCGGTGTAATCAATCGGATATGAACTGTCATTCTCCGTACATTTGGCTTTATAAAAATCTTCATAAGTCGAGACATTGAACGCAATGTAGTCCATCCATTCGGAATCACAGCCTACATAGTGCTTTAATCCCAAAATGGAGTTAAGGTTGTTCCCTACATTATAGGAATCTCCCATACCAACGTTATCCTGTTTGTTCAGGATAGCGTCATGCACACCGTTGCCGACTACCGACTGTTCATTGGTCGTCCCATTCAACGCCCACCACAAGTTACTGACTTCTTTGTGCTGCTCGTAGTCCTGCAACTGGTAGCCCGGTCCTCTCATGCGGCAGATATTCTGAAAGTCCTTGGCAGTGTAGTTCAATGTGCCGATTGGCATTTCAAGCGGATTGCCCTCACTGTCATATTTCCATTCATTTGAGGTTACGGATGTTCCGTTACCTTTCTTTGAACGTACATCGCCGGATAGGCTTCTCGGCATCTTCAAGCCGTCTATGGTGATTGGATAGACACCGATAAGGCTGTCATTGTCGCCTACGGTATGCTCTGTCCATTCAGGTTCTATGGCTTCGATGTTGTCACTGTCCACAGTCAGGCACTCAATGTCCCCGATGTCACGGAAAGAGGTGAAGTAAAACCACTTTGCACCGCTTGGCACATCGCAGAAGATGTAATCTCCAATGGAGAAGTCAAAATAAGTGTGGCTGACAGACATGATGAATATGCTTATCGCTCGGTTGTTCTCGTCCGTGAAGACACCTCCGAGGCGCGCATGATTCAATCCCGGCCATCTTACCTGCTTCATGCCTTTCACATCCATCCTGTAACTGTTGGTGTTGGATGCGGTGGCTATCACATCCTCACCAAGAATTTCACCGATAACGGCATCATTCGCATAAACACCGGTATTTTCCCGGTATAGCAGCTCTGACAGCTTCGCCTTTTTGCTATGCAACGCAGTTGAAAGCGGTTCGGATTCAGTAACGGACGGAATGTAATATTTCGCCTGGTTCTTGTAGTCATTCACTCCCTTGTACCAATGATGAGGGGCGTGCCAAAATATGTCAAAGCCCTCTCCTGCAGAATCGGACACATCAAAACTGCTTCCATCTTTCAGGTAGTTGAAATCCGTATCGCTTACCTGTACGCCTTCCATTTGGTTCTTCTTGGTGTTGTAAGAACATTTATAGGCATGGCATCCTTTCTGTATGGCAAGCATATGTCCGCTCGGAATGTAGGTATTCCCATAATCCGCCCCGGTCTTGTTTTCCGGATTGCTGTACCTTTCACAAGAATCACTCTCCACAACATCGCTGATTTTTACGATGGAAAATTGAGAGTTGTGAAGTTCAAGTTGGGGGAAATAGGCAGCAAACGCATTTATTTCGTCTGTTTCCACAAGTTCGCTCAATATCCAACGGCCGGTAATACCGCTACACTGTTCCTTTTCATCATAAGCATTTCCGTTTGCGTCAAGCCCGATTGCGCCGCTTTCCTTAATGGAACGCAACAGTCCGACACTGGCGGTTGCATTCACATTGGGAATCCGGACGGTCTTTAGCGCACTCGCATTGACTATCTGTTCCAATAGCGTCATGGCATCTACATACGGACACTCATTGACAAATATCTTTGTTATCTTGGCTACACCACCGAGCGTCAGTCCACCGGGATAGGTAAGGTTGGGCAGGTTGTTCAGCACGAGTTCCGTTATTGTTTCCGGAAGCGTAAGTTTGTCTATCGGCGATGTTTCAGCCAGTGTGATGGCAGAAAGTCCAGTATTGTCGGCATATACGGAAACCAGACGAGGACACTTCGATGCGTTGACGGTCTGCACTTCTGTGTTGCGCACATCAAGAATGCGCAAGAACGGCATATCACCCAAATCAAGGTTGGTCATATAGCCTGTGTTACCGGGCGACATCGTCCAATTGCCATGAGACTCTCCACCCACATACAATTCCTGCAACAACGACATCTTGGGCAATGTGTTTCCAAATTGGGGGTCGATACTGATTTCACTCAAATCAAGCATACTCATTCGGTCTGCCTGATAGATGTATAGCATAATGTTTTCTCCGTGTTGAAAGTTTGTGAAAACACCTTCTTCTCCGGCTTTAAGGTAAATTCCTTCCGTGATATTTCCGCTGTCATTACCAATGCCAAAATATCCGCTCTTTGCTGCCTTGAAACGGATGACGGCACCTTCTTTTGCACCGATACGTCCACCGATATAACCACTCTCCGCCTTGAAGTCGCCGCAGCGGTAGTAGCCGTCACGGATGCGCCAACGTTGTTCAATAAATGCCGGTAGTGAGGTTAGACCCAAGCCTTGCAGGGCATAGAAATAAAGGTCGCTGTACCCTGTATATTTAATATACTTGCGTTCTCCGTCATAGCTTGATACCACTTTCTGCCATTTCTTCAAGCGTTCTGTCACGAAATAGTGCATAGCCCCTTTAGGTGAGAAAGGACCCGCGCCTATACCGAGCGTGTCAGGCAGGGAGCGCATGGTGTCGGCTATGGCCGACAAGGTAATGGTATTGCCGTTTTGGTCAACTTCCATAGTCTGCTGTCCTCTTATATCGTTCCACAGCACAGAACCTCGTCCTGCGTATGCGCTGTTTGTCAAATCGCCGGGGTCAACTTCCGGGTCAATGGTTTGTCCACCGTCATTATCCTTTCCGTTGCAGGTGTCGCAATCATATACCTTGTTGCAGTACATTCGTCTTGCCTCCATACCGTTTGCTCCACTATAAATACCGTCTTTCACGCTGCATCCGTCCTCCAAGAAGAACATGGGCTGCATATTTTTTGCTTGTTGGTCAACAGCGGCAAGGTAGTCGGTAAACAGGTAGTATGATACCAACGAATAAGGACTGATGTATTTCCACATTTGCGTCTTCCATATCTCCTGCCATTTCCCTGCAAGTTCTTTCTTGGCATAGTCGCAGCTGTCGCAGAATTTAAGTACTTGGTACAGGTCGAACGGCACTTTCCGTCCCATGGCCAGGTCTATCTGCAACTGGTCATCGTCAATCATACACTCGAAGTAACGTGTCCACATCGGGTAGGTTTCCTGTCCGAGTTTCAGTTTGGTAACCCAAGAGGCCTCGGCGGTGGTCGGCTCCATCATGTCGGCAACACTTCCCACTCCCTGCCACCAGTTCATGGCATCATAGGTCAGAAGTTCGTAACCACTCACGGGGTTAAGTACTTTCCCGGTAATCTGCCATTTGCCACCAACCTGTTTCATTTCTCCGGTTTGTGCAGTCCATTCACCTCTCTCATATGCCATAAAGCGATAATCCTGTCCGCAATACAATGATAAAAGATATAGTTTATCCTTATTTGTTGTTCCATCATTCTTGAAACGAGTTTCTATCTGGTCAAGATTCTCTTCTTCTTTACCAAAGTATTCTACAAAGTCTCCATAATTGATGCAACCTTTATTGTATCCGGGAGTATCTTTAAAACCAAGCGCAACCTGCTCGCCTTTGTCTTCTTTCCAATTTCCTTTGGCGTGAAACCATGCATCGGTAAGGCTTTCTTGTGTCGCACGGAATGCGGCAATGGGATGATTGGCTGTCGAATGGTTCATCTGCAATCCTTTCAACGAGACATCGCTTTTGGTCCAAGTGCCGTCAAATGCACGCTGTGCCGGAGTAAGGTAATCACTTCCAAGAGCACGGAAAGTGGCATTCATCAGGTCGCATACACCGCAGTCGTTTGCCCCGGAACTGTCAGAATAGTCCACCTTTACTGTGATAATCTTCACAGGAATAGTATTTTCTCCTACACGCACATAGCCTATTTTCATAAGTTCGTATGAAATTCGGGCATCTTCGTTGTCATAGTCCGGGTAGATAGGTGTAACTTCCCAACCTTCATTTTTCTGAAGATAGAAGCGGTCGTTCTTGATAGGACGCTTTGCCGATGTTGTTCCCTGTCTTCTCCATTGTGCCTTGATTGCCTTGAAACTTCTCCATGGTCGTTTCGGGTCATAGTAGAACAGTGTACATTTGAATTTCTTGCTCGTATCGATGTCACCGTCAAATGTGTCAAAGGTCTGCTGGTCTGCCACCACTACATAATAAGGCATTCCCTTGGCAGAAAGGGCTTCTATGGTGGGGCGGTTTTGCGTGTCAAGCACGTTCTCTTTCTCGTATTCCACAACCATGGCAGTGGTGTCTGTCAGTTTGCACAAGTAGTTTTGGAACGCCTGTGCCCATTCATAATGACTCTCGTAGGCAAGCATATAGTACAGGTATAGGTCTCCTTCCGTACCGTTGAACGTAACGGTTCTGTTGTTAAGGATTGCACCACTGTCACTGATATAACCGATACAGCCCACTTCTTCTCCGTTCAAATACAACTTCATGCAGGAGTAATTGCTTCCACCCCGTGATACATAAATGGTGGACGGTTCGACAACTACTGCCATCGTGATTTTCTCGCCAGAGCGAAAGCTGCGCTCAACTAAGGCGGGCTGTCCTGTTTTGCAGTAGATAGCAGCTTTGTTGCCGCATACATAGAAACCTGCACCGCTATCAGCATCATAGCACTCTATGAGTTTTGAATCTGCTTCCTTGATGTTCTTGGTGGCAAATGCGAATTGGACGGCACAACCTGTAGTCCGTTCGGTGGCAGAGTTCCCGAAAGGGTAGTAATCCAATATTTCCGCTTTCACATTCTCTGCTATGCGAAGGCATCGTTCGCCCAAATAGTCCACGAATCCGTTGCTTGACCAGTTTGCGCCCCTTACATCCATAGTTATGCCGTTGTTTTCTATGGTATGGTCGCTCTCGCTGTTGCTGCGCGCGGAAAAATCATATCCGAACAAAGCTCCGTCCTTGATGGCCATGTCAATGGCACTCCCTTTTACAATTACCTTGATTTCATTGGTGGACACATTTCCGCTCTTAGCATGTACGGTAATGCTCTGGCTTCCGTCCGTGCTGTATCCGCTTATCTGCTTGTTCACGGTAAGCGTTTCGGCAATCATGGCTTCCACGGATGTCACTTTCTCATCGTCATAGAAGACATCCACGTGCGTTTCCGTTTTACCCGATGTGTATGCTGCGACCTCTATGGTAAGGTTATCATACAGGCGGAGCGTACCGTTGTTGGTGTCGTTGAACCGGATTGCCACGATAGGAGTGGTGTCCTCAGCATCAATACACATGATAGCAGAGTAAATGGTATTGCCCCTTACTCCTGATTTGTTTTCCGTTCCGTAAATGCGTACCGGGTATGCTCCGTGTGTCATCCGTTCGCCACCACCGAACACATTACTCGGATTGATGGATATGCTCTTGGTGTAACTGTCATTGACTGTTGCCTCTCCCAGTTTCTTCCATTCCCCGTTGTAGAGCATTTCCACTGTGGCACGTATGGATGAGGTGTTGTTCGGGAATTTGTAGAACTGTCCTATATTTTTTGCTGTGCCTCCTACGGTCAATGCGGTGCTGCTTGTGTAGTTGAGCGGCATAGGCTGTTCAACTGTAATATCCACAGCAACAATGGTAATGGCTTTCTTCTTGGTGTTGCCGTCCGCATCGGTAGCTTGAACAAAGAAACTCTTGGATGCGGCACTGCTAAAGTACTCAGTAAAGTCAAGTTCAAACTTGTAGTCCGTTGCACTTGCTGAGCCGGTTTCGTTCATTGCCTCGCTATACAGGGTAAGTCCTGTGCTTGCATCAATGATTGAAACATTACGGATAACGCCAAGCACTTCGTTACCGTCCGGGTAACTGACACTACGCAAGGCTACATTGATTTTTATCTCAGAACCGAACGCCACAATGGGGGCGGCTTCCTCAAAGTAGATGGATAGGGTGCTGTCTTCGCTCGAACCGCCGCCTCCGCCGTTCTTCGGAATCTTAAGTACTACATCTTCTATTTGTCCTCCATTCAGATTCACGGCTTTGTAGTAGATATATTTCTCATCACTTTCTTCATCAAACCCACCGATAGCCTTTGCCTGCATAGCGTATGCTCCTCCTGTTGAAAGGGCATCTTTTCCTCCTTCTTCCGGTTTATCGGATGTTTCCACGTTGCTTCCTCCGCCACCGAATGCTACCCATGGTTTCAAGTCCTCTGGTGTTATGTCGCTCGCTTCACGTGTAAATTGGTAGGTGAGCCATACGGGTGCACCGTTCTTGTCGCTTTCTGCAGTCTTGAACGTAAGGATGATACCGCTTTTAAGATAAACTTCCCCATTCTCCTTTTCAAAGTCTGACACGGCTTTGATGGCTGTTGACAAAGTGTATTCCACATTTCCGCACAGGGCATTTACATTGATTATATCGCCTATGCCCTTGCCACCACCTGCGCCGAAATCGCTCCAGTTGTTTTCTTTAAACCAGTCCGATGTATCAGTCCATTGTTTGGAAACCCATCCGGATTCCGTCAGGAAGGTCAATACAACACCTGATATTTTCAATGCCGGTGAATATTCGGAGGCGGAACATCGGTCAAGGGCAACGGAAAATGTTATCTCCCTGTCTGCAAGGTCAAACAGCTGGTTGACATTTACAATACTACGTGCCACGATTTGCTTGTTTTGCGAAAGAATGTTTTTTCTGTTTTCTTCCACCTGCTTCATATCCTCCTGCAGCTTTGCACCTTCATCGCCGGGAAATGCAGTAGAACTTGTGTGACCAAGTGCAAGGTCTGAACCAATTGGCACCAATTGATTTCCGCTCCAACGATAGCTTTTTCCATCTTCTTCACATAGAAAGACTTTGCCGGAAGAGGGTATTCGCCCGTTTGTACTTGCCGTACCGAAAACATCTGCATTCAACCAGTTGTTATAATAAGTAGCAGCCTCGGATTCTCCGATTGTCGGAACGTATGCAAGCACAAAGCAACCATGTTCCTTATCATATACAACTTTACAACCCTCATCGTTGGAATTTTTGTCTATGGATTCATTTTTTACAGTAATGCCTACGGAAATGCCATAAAAATCTACCACGTCATCAATGTATCCGGGCAAGTGTCGACTCGGTACTTTCCCTTGTTCGTCAAGAGGGGCGATTCCTCCGTTTTCACCTTTTGAATCTTTGAAAGAGTTCAGTTGGCTTCCAACTTCATTCGCCTTGTTGTTTGCCTTGTTTGCGGTATCCTTGGTTGTGTTTACTTGGTCTTGCAACGAGTTGACGCTATCACCAAGCGTGGTGAGGTTGGTGTCTTGCGCTTTGTTGCGGGCCTCTATATCCGTAATGTCGTCCTGCAGTTTGGTTATATCCTCTTGCAGTTTTTCCACAGCCTCATTATATTGACCGCTGTCTATAGTTGGGTTGCCTCCACTTTGTCCGGTAGGCACCCATTCTCCACCATCTGCAACATAAATGGGGGCCGGCAATGAAACTCCTACAAGTGCCCACCAGCCATCATGCGGAAAAGGATAGGCTGCTTTTAGTTTTTCAACGGTAGTGTACAGACCTTTTCCTGCTCCTTTGATATTTTTGGCTTCAAGCCAACCATCTACGACAACATTTCCTTTCAGATGGGTTTTTCCTTGGACAGTAGCATCGCCTCCTATTGCCGTATTGCGACCTACTGATACATCACCATCTATATGCTTTGATTCGTAACTCATATTAATACAGATTTTGCCAATTCGTTCAATGCGGCACTTTTCTCCGCATCACCGAATGTAGTTAATACTAATGCTGCTATGGTATATACCACAGCGTTGTAACATCGTCCGCAAATTTCTATCGCGCCGTATTTGTCAATATTCGGATAAGGTAGATACACGGCACGGCTTACTTTTGCTTTTGTCGTCTTGCATGAATAAAATTCCATCACTCTTCCTTCCGGGCGTATGGAAATGGCACAGACAGGGCGTTGGTACGTACCCCTGATACCTTTAAATCTGGAAGATTGTCTTGCATATTCCGGGTCATCGGTATTTATGGGATAAAATACCGCACGTTCCCAGTCATCCATTTGGAAAACGACAAAACGCATGAAATCCTCCGGAAGCAGTATCCATCCGCTTTCATGCTCTTCCCAAAATACAGCATCACCGAAGTTGTGTCCGCCGTCAAGCAGATAGGGAGGTGCGGAACTGTGTACACGCTTTACGGCTTCCACAATCTTGGACTTGATGATGTCGTTGAGTGCAAGCGTGTCCACGTCACCGATTGCTGCCAATGTGTCACTTGCCATGTTTTGGTCAAGTGCGATACGGACATCTTTCGCTATGTCGTCAAGTTGATAGACTGTCATGCTCTTTTATCGGGTTATGACAATCCTTCAAACTCAATTCCGTTTGCGGCTGCCTGTTCAGTAATTGCTTTCATGCTGCGCATGGCTGTTCGGCTGATGCCGAATGTATCGGCAAGATAATCTTTTGCTGCGGACAGGTCGCTCACTTTCACTTTTTTCAGGGTTGGGTCATTCCCATCTGTGGTTTCTCCGTCCTGACTGTCTTCTCCTGTTACTTGGTTATCGACAGTTGGAATTTCTTTATCTTGCAGATTTTCTTCTGTTTTTGCATTTATCTTTTCACTTTCATCCTGCATACTGTGTAGCCGGAACAACTTTCCAAAATTGTAATGTTTTTCGATGGCACGCATTATGTCCTCGTTGTCTGTTGTAAACAGGCTGCTACCGTTGGACAGAGGTGTGAACGAAATATGCAGGTTCTTCTTACTTGGAAGCACTACGTTGATACTCACGTTGGTGTTCGCTTTATAGGTTTTAATCATATACTTGTAAATTAAAAAAGGGATGGGATTCCTTATCCCATCCCCGGTTATTGATTTCTTTTTGTGGATTATTAAGGCTCTTCAACAGGAGCTTTGGCAAGACGCATTCTTGCATGTGCTTTTGCATAGCGCAAGTACAAGCAGCTTACTTCTTGGATTACTACCGCATCGGTACGGCGGATACCGGCCTTCTGCAAGTCAAGTACGTTTCTTGCCCAAGAGATATGTGTTTTCTTCGACAGGTATTCCGGGTCCATTGCAAAGCCGCAGTCGCTCATGCCATTCACGTCAAATAGTTCGTGATGAATGGTCAGTACCTCTCCGAAATCGGTATCCCAAGATTTGAATTTCAAATTCCAAACCTCAACAGTGTCTTTCAGGCGGAACTTCTCACTCTTGATTTTCGAGAATGCAGACAGCATATCGCTACCGCAGAAAAGGATTTTGCGTTTGTTGCCGATGCCTGTACCCACAAAGAGGTCTTTGGTAATATCCACAAGGTTTTCATCGGTAATGATGGCGCACTGCTTGTCCGCATTCCATTCGCCCACTTCGATGTCTTTGCCGGCCATCCACCATATACCGCCTGTAAACCAAGTGTTCATACCGTCCTTGGCAATATGCTTGATGACATTCTTGACACCGAACAGATAGGTATTCTCCATGGCGAGGCGCATGTCATATACACCGTCCTCCTCAATGTCCGAGAAATTCCAGTTCACTTCCTTGGCGGCAATCTTGTCAAAGGTGGACTGCTCTACCTGAATCATGAAGTTCTGACAATACTGGGTTTCAGGCATCGGGATATTGTTGAAGCGTCCTGTCTGTACATCCAACTCACCGCAAGCCTTACCCATACGAACAAGTGTTGTTCCTGAAGGAATCTCCGGTACAAGGATTGGTTGCTTACTCGAACTGTCCATGTCACCATTAACAGCATACACGGTTGGTAAGTTTGTTGAGCTATCTTTACCGCATACACATAGTACAAGGTCGGGAACATTGCTGTCTTCCAGCCCGTATTTTGTTCCATCCGGCTTCGTAATGGCTTTCACACCTACTACTCGAATGGTATCATCCAGAGTAAACATGTTCAGGTCATCTACCGGAAGGGAGGTGCTGGCTCCGTTCAGCATCTTTTCTACTTTCTTGTTGGTACTGCACTTGATTTCTCTTGTGCCTACGCTGTAATACTTAACTTCGAAAGAGTTTGTACTACTTGATTTTGCATAACGGCTGATTTGGTCGATAGGAGTTGCCATCGGACGTATCTTCACGATACGTTTGTCCACATCGCTCAAATAAAAATTTGAGTCACCATCCGTTCTGCCTGCGGTTTCCGTTGCGATACCGTCTGTTCCGCCCGTACCGTCAGCTCCGGCTGTTGTTTTACCTGCATCAGGGAGTTCGGAGGCGTTGGCCATGAACACACCGCTTGATGCGCCTGTCACAAATGCCAATACCATCAGCATGATGCGACACAGAAAACTTGTTGCTTTCTTCATTGCTCTTTTAATTTTTGAAAAGTGAATAAATAGAATTGATTTTACTTGTTTGTCCTGCGTTTTTCTCCGCCACGTTCCCAAATGTTCTGAGTTCCGTAGTTTTGGTCAATGACACCCAAATCTGGCATTTCTCTTGTGCCGCCTTTGCCTCCTCCGTTCTTGCTGCTGAGATTGGCCGTGCCGTCATTCTTGCTGCCCTTGCGCAACTTTTCTTCAATCTTGGTGTTGCGGCCTCTTACTTCGCCTTCTCGGTCTGCCTGTTCCACATCGCTGTCATGCCGGATGGCTTTGAGTGCCATTGCCACGCTCTCACGTGTGAACTTGCCCATGATTCCGTCACGCACAATGCCGACAAGGAAATCCATTGCACTGTCAATGTCCTCATCAGATAGTCCTTCATCTTGCTGCATGGTTTCAAGGGTGGTCAAAGTCTCGTTGAGGTTCTTCTGATACTCTCCCTCGTACTCTTTCTCTTGGGCGATGCGTTCTGCAAACTCCTTATTGGCGGCTGCAAGTGCCTCTTGCTTTTCGGGGTCTTCAAGTGCAGCCTTGAAATCATCCCCGAATTTACGCACCATACCGATGATAGGGTCTTCGCCTTTTCTCCAGTCGGTAAGAAAAGCGGCACTGCGCGGGTTGCTTGCAAATAAGTCTGAGAGAGCTTTTTCTCGCTCACGGTATCCAGACAATTCGTTGTCGTAACTGTCGTAATCGTCATTGGTTTGACCAAATAACGCTTCATCATCGGCAAACTCCTTGTCGGGATACTTTGTTTTCAACCGTTCCATGTATCTGTCTCGGTTGCTTTTAACTTCCGTATTCTTAGGCATATACTGTAAATAATTAATATTGTCTGAAACTTTGAAGCAAAAATAAGCTAAGATACACGCATTCTATGTTTATCTTTTTACGCTCCAATAGGTAACTTTGATACACGGTTAAGGCTGTAATCTGTTGTAGGAATGAAACATAAAGGGGCATTGATGGAGTACTTTCAAGAACGTTCAGACGACTTGATGAGAGCGTACGATGAATATATTGAATCGTGCGACTATATCCGTATGCCGGATGTGTACAACACCATTGTCAATATGCCGTCACGCCGTTTTTGGGTAAGCGATATTCGAGCAGCTCTCGTGGTTTCAGCAATGATGAAGGGAAAGGCGCATTTGGAGAAGATGTGTCCGTCCAAACGTGAAATGTACGAAGAAATCTACCGCCGTGTCATGGTCATGTACGCTGATTACCCCGATAAGACTGTTTCGGAACTTTGCGCCATGGTTGTCATGCAACCAGCACCGAAATTCTATCTCACTCCAGGTAGTGCAAAGATTATGGTATGTAAAGCAAGGAAAGAATGGATAAGACGAAAACGACAAAGGCTGTTTCGCTTTTAATCTCAATCATCGTATGCTGCTTGGCTTTGCAGGATATTCAGGATTGGTCGGCAGTCGGTATCTTCACAGGGTGCGGACCGGGATGTCGTTTGTCATATCCGTTTTATCATGCGAATATGATTCACGCTGCTCTTAATGCGTGGTGTCTGCTTTCTGTCGTATTCGTTTATAAAGTGTCACTTTGGCGGTTGGCATTCGCATACATTGTCGCAGTTTCTGTTCCGGCATTCTGTCTGTCTTGTGTTCCCACGGTCGGACTTTCGGGGCTTGTATTTACACTGTTCGGTTCTGTCTCTTTCGAGGTGGAAAGAAAAGTCTATTATCAATTATGGATGGTTGTCTATCTTGTCATCGGTTTTCTTTTTCCCGGCACCAATGCGTGGGTACACCTGTACTGCTATCTCGCAGGGTATTTGACGGCATTGTTGAACAAACCTGTAAAAATCGGTTGATATGCAGGAGGAAATCAGACTTATCATCGAAGAAAACAACCGCCGCAACGCAGAGGTGTATGCACGCTTTGACCCAATTGGTGGGTTCGGTTCGGTCGGGGAACGTGTAAAGGTCTGTATAGAGGACTTTCCGATACGCACCCAATACCTGCCTGTCGAAATGATGGATGTACCGCTTGTTCGGCAACTTGTCGAATGTGGCTCTGTCAAGGCATTCTTGCAGGAACTTGGAAATGCTAAAGAGGAAGATTATGAAAGCGACCGGCTCAAAGTAATAAGCCAGTTTGTGCGTATACGTAACAAATATGACTTCCCATTTTGGGCGGCAACATTCGTCTATATCAAGAACAAGGGGGGCGGCGAAGATGTGTTATTTCGCCTTACTCGACCGCAACGCCGTTTCGTTGAAAGGTTGGAACGATTGCGAAAAGCAGGTAAGCCTATACGCCTTGTCTTGCTGAAAGCACGGCAATGGGGAGGTTCTACCACCTCGCAAATATATATGGCATGGTTGCAGTTGGTTCATAAAGTAGGACTGAACTCACTTATCATCGCCCATCAAGGTGCTGGTTCGGATGAAATCAAGGATATGTTCGACCGTATGATAAAGAACTATCCGGTGGATATGCTGCACAAACTGGGTGAAACATACAGCGAGAATGAGCCTAAAATGGTCGGGGTCGGTAAGTCGGGCAGTATTCATCGTGTACCGCAACGCAACTGCAAGATTAAGATTGGTACTGCCGAACGACCGGACTCTTGCCGTGGTGGAGACTACAACCTTGTACATCTGTCCGAGGTAGGACTATGGAAAGCGACAGATGGAAAGAAGCCCGAAGACATAGTGCGCTCCGCCTGTTCTGGCGTGTTGCTGCGTCCATATACGATGATTGTATATGAAAGTACAGCCAATGGTACAGGCAATTTCTTCCAAAAGGAGTATGACGATGCTAAGAACGGGAAATCCCAGTTCGAGGCAATGTTCGTGTCATGGTTTGACATAGAGCAGTATTCGTTGCCTCTTGACGATGTGGAGGCTTTTGCACAAATGCTGTATGCAAACCGTGAGAATGACGGCATACCTTCATCCCGTGAGGAAAACGGCAAATACCTGTGGTGGCTGTGGGAGAAGGGCGCAACGCTTGAAGCTATCAATTGGTACATACAGGAACGTGCCAAATATACCGAACACGGATTGATGGCGGCAGAGTTTCCTTCCGATGATGTTGAGGCGTTTGTTCATTCCGGCGCACGTGTGTTCGACAAATACAAGGTCGAGAAACTTAAAGCATCATGCAAGCCTCCACGATATGTAGGAGAAGTATATGCCGATGGTGATGAGGGGAAGAAAGCATTGCAAAACCTCCGTTTTGTTGGTGACAGCCAAGGCTTGCTACATATTTGGGAAATGCCTGAGATTTACGATGACGAAGTGGTAACCGACAGATATTTGACGGTGGTCGATGTCGGTGGGCGTTCCAATAAGGCTGACTGGTCTGTCATTGTCGTGTTCGACCGTCTCTTCATGAATGACGGAGGAAAACCCACCGTTGTGGCGCAATGGTACGGACATATAGATATTGACCTTTTGGCGTGGAAAGCGGCACAGATAGCGGCTTTCTATGACAACTCCATGCTTGTGATTGAGAGCAACACACTTGAAACACATGACAAGGAAAGGCAGGTGGACGGAGACCAATCCCAATTCATTCTCAATCAGATTAAGGATGTTTATCCCAACCTGTACGCACGCAAGCAGTCGGAGGAGGCTATTCGGGAGGGATTGCCAGTGAACTACGGTTTCCACACCAATATAGCCACAAAACCGATGGTAATCTCAACCCTTGTGAAAGTCATCCGTGAGAGCCTGTATGTTGAGCGTGATGCCCGTTGTCTGGACGAATATCTGTGTTATGAGAAGAAACCGAACGGGGCGTTCGGGGCGATTATCGGTAAACACGATGACTTGTTGATGACCCGTGCCATTGGTCTGCACATCTGTTTCTTTGAAATGGATATGCCTAAATTCGTACCTCGTGTGGGAAGATATATCAGCAGGAAGAAAAAAGCGGTATCTGCCGCAACAATATAGTTTAACAATTTAACAATAGGAAAGATGAACATCTTTAAGAAAATCCGTGCTTCACTCCGTTTGCGTGAGGCAGTAAGACAAGCCGACAAGGCACATCGTGAGAATGGACAACGCTACTATGTAATGCCGACAAGTGGCGTGAGTGGACAACTTGTAATTATGGATAGGAACAATTTCCGTAAACTCAAGCAGAAGCACTATATCAACCATAATACATTCGTCAGAGACCTCGAATTTGAGTGTTTCTATTGCACTCCGTACAATAACGGGGCAGGTAAATTATCTTCGGCTGTAATGGCGAAAAAACGTAATCAGTATTACTCATGGTTGGAAGCAATCGGCAAATCAAGAAAAAATGGGAAAGTACGGAAATATTGACGGTATAGCAACACTTACCAACGACCCGCTCGCACTTGACAATATCAATAAGTTTAAAGTCGGGGACCGGGTGATGTGCAACGATAATGGTGTCATTGGTACGGTCAAGGAATTGGATATTCCGAACGAAGCCTGTATTGTTGATTTCGACAATGGAGAGGAAGATGTCTGGATAGAGAAATTCCAACTGTCCAAAGAATAATAAATAGACATGAGGGTGGGTCAAATTGAATATATTTGGTACACCCTCATTCTTTATCCGCTAAGCATGGGCTAATTTGATTCTTTTCTCGTTGCCTCTTGACCAAATGTCATCTTCGCTTTGTCCATATGTCGCAAGCTGTTCTATTTCTTTCTTTTGTTGTTCCTGCCAAGGCTCAAACTCTATAATATCTCTCATAAGCCATGAATCCCACCGTCCTCTGAAACAGATACCCCGGTCATCAAGGTACACATCGGCTATGATTTTTCCGCTTGTATGTTCCGGTTGATTCGGGTTTTCGTTTATATGGTCGTATGAAATATTGTTTTCTGCCAACCACTTTTCCAATTTTTCAGTTTTCTTGCGTGTCGTGAAGATGATGATAGTCCATCCGTTTTTCTTTAGGGTGGCTGTACCTGTATCTGCGTTCGGTATCATCTGCCCAAACACATCCTCGCCTTGCCAACCTTTACTGTAGTCATGAATGACACCGTCAAAGTCTATACAAATAGTTTTCTGTTCCATGATGTCGTTAAATTAAAATTATTGCCTTATTGCATTATTCAGTTTGTTCACGGCCTGCATGTTCGCACCTTGTTGCGCTTGCGCCATCAGTTCGGGAGAAAGACCGTCAGGCATTTTACCCTGTTCCAATTGCTCTTTCTGCGACTTGATGCTCTGTAATAGTTCATCGGCAAACGGGAAGTCGCCATGTTCAAGTAGTTGTTCCACGCTGATAGCTTGTGCTTGCCACAACTGCATGAGTATGTCGTTGGCAAGATGCCTGTATGCAGGGGTAGTTGTACTTTCTGTGATGCTCAAGTCAAACTCCACGTCTCGTATCTTTTTTGGGTCGTATTCAATTTGCGCACCGCTCCGTCCGGCAATATTGAACACGCGCTTACTATCATAGAACTGCTGTATATTTTTTACATCCTTGTATGCACCATCTACCACAAAACCGCTGAAACATTCCAACAGGTCAAGCAAAGTGGTAGTGGCATTCTGCGTCTGTTGTTGGAAATGGGCGGCACTTTCACCCGAAAATCCAGGCTTGCCTTGTAATGCTCCTGTTACACCTGAAATGTCTTCAAAGAACTTCAATTGAATATTCAGCAGTTCAGCAATGCCGATGTTGGTCGAATTGTTGGCCACTTGTTCCGGCACACGTCCGCTCTTGCTCGGTCTATAGACAATCACACCGTTGAACTCAGCCCAGCTTTCCGCAATGTCGTCAATGCTCACTCCGTCCGGCAGACAATCATCGGGCATCATCAGTACCCCTTTGGCACTCGCACGCATTATCCAGTCATAAAGGGTTATCAAACGGTTGGTATATCGCTGTTGGTCGATGACATCAGATACGAACGAATGGATTTCACCGTCAATGAACGGATAAGCCTTGAATACGTATGGGTGGCTGTCGTGTTCGTATGGCGTTTCTCCCTCTTTCAGAATATCTCCGAATGGCGACAGGTAATAGAAATACCAATAATCGTCAATAAACCACGTGGCTTTAATGAGCGGCACTTCTTCTTCGGGCATACCGACAGACTTCGCCATTTCAATACGTTCGTCATTGACGGCGACCACACACTTTTGGTAATCCTTCACATCTATCTTGAAGATGTCCCCGTTTTGATAGTCATGGCACCGGTATCTTGGTTTTTGCTCCTTGCGCCAGACCTCAATGACTCTGCACCGTCCCGGCTCGCTCGTAAACAGAAAATCGTAGTTTTCCAAACGGCTGTAGCCGAAACGCTCTGCATACGAGGCGATGTATTCTTTCTTTGCCGCCCACTTGTAGATGTCTCTAAGTCTGCGGTAATCTTCGGGTGAAGAGGCGAACTGTTCGCAAAGCTGCCCGAATGAAATATCGTGTATCTCGCCAAGAACCGATACATCCCAACCTCTGAAATCACGCATATTGTTGTCTATGAAGAAATTGTTCGGCTGTACATAGTCCGTCCAACAATCCTCTTTTCCGTTGCGCCAACCGTATGATTTGCGATGTACAATGAAGCCGCTGATAAGAAACTCCTCCATTGTCCGGGCATATACCTCCGTCATCCGGTTCAGTTGCATATTGCATTGCAGGATGGTACTCATCGTTTCGCCCAATTTCTGCTCGTCTCGGTCGCGTGCTGTACAGGTCGGTTCTTTGCTCTGGCTTCGATACACGCCGAGTACGCTTTTTACCAATCTGCGGATAAGGTTGTTCTTCAATGGCACATTGCCCTGCCTTTTGATATACTCTTCTTCCGTCATGGTCTCACCGTCCACACATATTTTGTCATCCCACTGAAAACCGTAGGTATATCGCTTGTTGCGCTCTCTGTCCTTTCGGAAATCCTCCATCTGATTCCAATAGTGCTGTGCCTCCATCAATATATCAAACGCCCTGCGGTCGCCCGACTGCTGTGAAGACATTATTACGGTATCCATTTCCTCCGTATCACGTTTGGGTGCGACACGACTCATGGACAGCAGTCTTTTATTTCCATTTTTTGTATTATGCATAATCGTTGAATATTATCAGAATGCTTAGGATAGACACAAAGGTACTATCCCAAGCTTCTTTTCAAGTATAACTATTTATCTCCATCCAATCCTTTCAACTTATCAAGCATTTCAACTTTCAAGTTCATAATCATGGTTTCAACTTCTTCTCGCTGTGTCGGGTCAATGAGTTTTAGAGCCTTGCTTGCTTTTTGTATGGCATTGTGATAGCCTTTAACTAAAGCGTACCGTTTGAATACCTCTGAATTGATAAGTTCATCTATCTTTTCAGCATACTCGATGTTCCCCACTCTGACCTGATTCTTGTATCCGCTTAAAGAATGCTGGACATCTTCCATTTCATCAACTGCTTTAGAATACTCACGGTTGATTTGGCTGCCTGTTGTCCGTTCATCTGCGGTTTGATAGAAACTGCTGATGACAGGTACATTGCGCCATTCCTGCAAATCTTCATTCCATAGCATTTCCAATGTCTTTTGGGTCTTGTTCAGTGTTTTGCCGACACCGCCAAAGTAGCTTTCAAACAGATGTTCTATCAATGCAGGATTAATGTTTATTGTGCCTGCATCGACATTGTTACCTCCTGTTATCTCGTTCAACCATCTTGTACCGTCAACAAGCCAAGGGGCGGTACTCTTGTACGCCTTTGTCCACTCTGGATCCATTTCGTTCCACGTGTGTTTACGGTAAATAGGTTTGCCAAAATAATCCTTATTGGCTATAATCTGCGCAAAAGGTTGTCCGATAGTCGGTGTAAGGCTTACTGCAACATTTCCTCCGTTGCCTGTCAGGTCAATAGGTAGCATGGACGAGAATCCGGTTGCTGCCTTGCTTAAACCGTCTTCAATATTTTCCTTTCCGGCAAGGACTGAATATGCTATTTCTCCCATACTGTAGAAAGGTCTCATTTCGTGTGGTAATGGAAGCGTCATATATCCGTTTTCACTCCAAGGTACATAAAGGACGAGGTTGTTCCTGCGTACCCATTCCGGTAAATCCCAATAACCGTTGTCATCGTCATCTCCACCAAGCAGAGCCTGTATAGCCAAGTTCATCATCGGAACAAGGAAGCCTGCCGATGAGAATATGGTTAATGCCATAGTGGTTTTGGCAGGGTGTTTTGCCATAAGTTTGCCGAAGTTCGCTACACTCTGAATGGCTGCATTGAAAAAGATGTAACTGAAGTTCATGACACTTGCACCCAGTCCGCCACTTCCTTTCTTGTTGAAGTTGACGGTAATCTCTTTCGCGTCATATATGGAGTGGGCCACATCCCTGCCCATTTGGCGGCTTGTCATATACACCATGAAGCGTGTCGTGTCCTCTGCGCTTCTATTCAGAAACTCCACACTGTTCCACAAACCGTTCCATGCTTTTTGGGTAATGGAACTTTTACCCTCTGCTTCTTTTATGAAACGCTTGATGTTTCGTTTGTAGTCTTCAACTGTATTCAGTTGGGTAAATCCTGTTTCGCCTCCATTACGGATAAACTCGTCAAAATAACGTTCCAAATCGTTATTCCTATCAAGCCTGCCGTTTTTGTATTTTACAAGCAGACGCGGCAGTTGAGCCTTAACCAGGCATTCTGTTACATTTTTGTTATACCTGGCTGTATATACAGCGTTTTCTTTAATGGCTACTGCCGTACCTGCCCAAATGATGTCTCTTGACAGGTTGCTCACGACAAAGGCAGGGTTCATTGAAGTAAATGCTCTTGCCATAAGATTCTTCACCGCTTTTGCAGCCTTGTACAGACTGCTGTCGTTTACATCCGGGTTGGTCAATCCGTTGATGGCTTGTGCCGCTCTTGGATTGCCATTGATATAAAGGCAATATTCCTTACCGGCTCTTTTTACCCTTACAACGTGTTCTTGACCCTCGCGTTTCGTAATATGCATACTTAGTTTCAGCCCGTCCTTCTTTTTCGTGGCATTATCTCCGAGGGCTTCCATTTCCTGCTCGAATTGTTCGACAATGGAAGCCACCTCATCACCTGTTGCATCTTCCGGGATTATTGGGTTTCGTGCTTCCCATTCACCGGTGGCATTGTCAAGCACATACCATTGTTCGCTGATACTTACAAGTTCATTCGGATTATTGAGAATGAAGTTCAGAAATTTCTGCTTCATCAAGTTCCTGTTTCCTTGAACGATGCTACTTTCCGCCATGAATCCAATGGTGGCCAAAGGGTCGTCAGCCAGACTTGTGCGTCCTTCCGCTGTCTTCAATGTCGGAGAAAGCATCAGACGGTTGCTTGTCATATATTCGTATTCGTTGGAAGCGACTTCGCAATCCCAACCTCTTAATGGCACATAATATTTGAACATTCCACGAACTTTGTCATAAGTGGATTTACTCATCAAGCCGCTATTGTAACTTTTGCGTAACGTTTCTTTGGTCGCAGCGTTGATTTTATCCCACAATTCGGACACGTTAAACTTGCTCTCGAACTCATCAACTATCATTTGTGCAGCCTCGGTGAAATTATCTTTATCACCGGTTAATTCGGTCAAACCCGAATAATCACGTGTAATAGCACCATCCCAAGTGTCGCCATCCTGCTCTGCATCTCGTTTGGAGAATTCCTCATTACGCTCCAGACCATGCTTTGCTATGATGTACGACTTCAACTCTTCATAAGATGCACCTAATTTGATAAGTTTCTGAACAACTTTCATCATCGGTTTATAGAAATCCCTTTCATATATCTCCGCTTGCGACTTATTTTCTGCCGACATACTGTTTTCTGCAATATAGGCATTTTCAAACGAATGGATTGGATTCCCTGTTTCTTCTGAAATCATGTCCTGCAATGTTTTCAATGCGGACATACTGTCTTGATACGCCTCTTTCAGTCTGTACAGGAGATTTTCTTTCCATTTGACACTTCTGCTTTTATTGGGTGTACGGACTTTCCTGTCATAGCGTCTCCTTAAAGAGTCGCCGTCACGGTACAGGGTATCATCGTTTTCTGCAATGTTCTGATGATGTGGTTCGGCAACTGCATAATTGCCTACTTTCAGTTCATACTGCTTTGCCACATCGGCGGCTTCTCCCAATATACTTCTGTATCTGCCCGGTTCTGCAAGATTCTCGTAGCTGCGCCACAATACATAGCGTAGTTCGTTGTCAGTCAGAGTAACCCCTCCGAAATCCTCAAAGCCTATCTTGTGCAGCATATTCAGGAAGAAATCCTTTATCTGCCTCCACCAGCTTGCATTGATGTTTTCAAATTCAGTATCTTCTGCAAGCGAAGCAAGATATTCTTCGGTAGCCTTACTGAAATCCCAACCGTTTTTTGCAGCCATATCTACAATGCGTCTACGAATGCTTTCTTCTGCATTGTTGAGTACATTATCAAGGAATGTATCAAAATGTTCGCCGAACAGCTGACGCAATCCGTAGTGGGCTACCGCTTCATGAAGCAGGGTCTGCTCTATGTCAAATACGCTTGAATGGTTGGGAACAACAATGGTAATCTTGCCTGTACTCTTTGAGTAGAAACCTTTTGCACGTTGCTTCTTACCCTCCAATGTGGAAGCATCGGTTACTATATCCACATTGTCCAGATGCAGTTTCTCGACAAGGCTTTCCACCTTCTCCACCATCCGCTGACGTTCACGCTGTGCAAATTTCCTCCGTTGCTTTGCCGTTCTCCTTGACCGCCCGAGCAGTTTTGCCGCAGGGTCATTCTCATAACTGACTTCATCATCGGTGTATGCCCCAATGCCGTTACGATAGTCATTTGCAATCTCTGCATTGAGTGCGGCAATCTCTGCATCGGTAACAGCATTTTCCTGTCTGCGTTGAGGCTCACGACCTGCTTCCTTGACCATTTCATCAACTTCAGACGGAGTAAGCAAGCGTTTGACACGCATAGCACCTGTGATTATCCAAGGGTCTGTTTCGGGATTAGGATTGGTACGGTAAGTGTACGCACCATTTTCAGGAATCCTTGGAAGTCCGGCATAACTGTGTTGGAACTTGCCGTTCTTGTTGTAACCATAACTCATGGCTTCTTCCTGATAGTCCACGTCATTGGCATACTCCACCTCAGCCCAAACAAAATTGGCAGGGAACAGGGTTTTATCTCCGTTCTCATCAATGCGGTTAAACTGCAATGCGTATGGAATGACCCCTAAATGCCATCCGGGACGATAGGCAAGTTTACCACTACCGCCTTGTGTGCCTTTTCCTCCGGCCTTGACTTGATTGCGCCCAGTCTTGCTCTGTCCGGCTATAGGTGCGGCATCTGCATCCAGCCACACACCGACCGGTGTCGCCTCTCCGTTCGGATTGGCAACCATAGGCGGATACAATTCACCGTTCTTCAAAACAAACACCTTATATCCGATACCTGTGTTTTTGGGTGCGGCATCTTCGCGAATACGATACATCGTGTCATCGCTGCGATATAAGACATCGTCCTCGTCGGCATTGATAATATCATTGGCAGCTTCAACGCTTGCATCCATTTCAGCATACTTGGCTTCCTTTTCCTCCAACTCTTTCTTCATCAGTTCGGCATATTCCTCCAACTGCGATTTTGCCTGTTCCAGTTCTTTTTCAAACTCAAAAGGCTTGCCCTCTCTTGACAGGAGTTCTTTTAATTCAGCTTCATTATGCTTCTTGCTTCGCCCTCCGGCACTCAATCTCTCGGCAAAATCTTTTCCCGAAATCACATTGCTTGTAATGTCCTCAATGGCATTGCGAATCAGGTTTTGGCGTACCGGCACATTCTCAATGCCAAGTTCAGGACATGAGTAGGTCATCTTTCGCTCAACATCATTGAAAAGAGTTGCACCGTCACGCATGGTCTGTCTTGTCAATTTTGTTGTAACCACAAATGAAAAATCGCCTATCTGTATGCTCAGTTCACGTTTCTGTTCTCCTGCAATCTCGCCGTCTTTCATCTGCTTCATTTCAGCAAGGACACTCTTGTTGTGTTCCTTGAAGAAATCATCCATTGTATCAACAGAAGTAAAGCGATGTTTGCCGATTACAATCTCCTTGAATTGTCCATCGGGGAATGACGAACGTACAGCCTCCAAGTATCTGCCGTTGTCCTCAATGCGCTTTTCCGCATCCTTGATAAAGGCTTTCAGTCTTGGCTTGGCGTTGTGGATATAAGTCTGGTCTGTTTCCCATTGCTTTTTGCGGCTTGCATACTTTCGCACATTCTTTTCCGCATTGTTTTTCAGCATGGCATACTCACTGCCGGAGAGCTGCGCAACGGTATCGCCAAATACATCTTCTTCCTCCTCAAGCACACGGTTGGTCATGCTGTTGTTCATCATCTGCTTGCCGTTCATGATGCTGTCGGCAATCGCCCCCTTTGTTTTCAGTCGTTGGTAGGCGGTGACATCCAAACTGTCCTCAACTCCGAAACGCAAGATGCGTACAGGCTTTTTCATATCCTTATGCAAATTCCCCTGTCGCAAAATGCGTCCGTTGCGCTGGGTATAGTCCATAGGGCGGTTAGGCGCATCCAAATGTATCAGCGTGTGCAGTCGTTCCTGAATGTTCACGCCGGTGCCAAGCGTAAAGGTCGAACCGAGAATCACGCGAATTTCGCCACGGTTTACCTTTTCAAAGATTTCAAGTTTCTTCTTGACGGTCATTCCCGGCCTCATTACTACAATCTCATCAGCAGGAACACCTTCTGCAATCAGTTTGTTTCGGATGTCATCATAAAGGTTGAATCCGCTCTGCTTGTTTTGATAATTGTCGGCAAAGATGGCGACAGTACCCTTGTAGTCGGCAGTTTCTTTCAGTGAGCGCAGAGTTTGGCGAACTGCTTCGTTGGTCTTGCTGTTCGGGTCGTCCTCCGCATCGGACTGCACCAACCGGGCATCCACGGCAGCGGCTTTGGCGATACCGTACATCGTGAGCGGAATGTGGCTGTTCTCCTTCTTTTCCTTGCCGCTCATCTGCTCATAATGTTCAAGTTCGCTCTTTACGAACTTCATGATGCTACGCAATGCGCGTGTCTGTGGCAGATAAAGGTCTTGTGCCTTTCCTCCCTCCATTTCAGGTATTTTGTCCTTTACGCCACCGGCTTCTTTGGTAAGGACGGTATCGGACACTCCCGACCATATACGCACCAGCTCGGGCAGGTTCACATATCCGGCAAAGCGGTTGTTCTCCTTGAACTTTCCGCTTGTGGTGAACTCCAACATCTGCTGAATGTTACCGAAGTTGCGTACAAAGTCATCAAAGTAATAAATACCGTACTCTTTCATCGTATCGGCAGGCATGAGATAGCGCATGAACGTCCAAATCTCTGCGGCAGTGTTGCTGATTGGCGTACCTGTGGCGAAGATTACGTTTCGTCCGTTGTTCTTTTCCAAAACAGCCTGTGTCTTCAGGAACACGCCTTGTGATTTCTTGCTGTATGACGGGTCAACACCTTTTACTCCACGCTGCATGACAGTGGCAAATCCAAGGTGCTTGTATTCGTGGGCTTCATCCACAAGCAGGGCATCAATGCCCATATCGTCAAAGTTCTCCACATCGTCAGTCCGGCGGTCGAGCATCTCCATAGCCTTTACTTCTGCGTTCTGCAAGGCTACGGCACGCTTTTTCTCATCGTTGGCGGTGCGTTTCTTTGAAGCGTTGTCGGCAAGTCCGGCAAGCTGTTCCTCCAATAATGCAATCTCTCGTTCAGCCTGTCGAGTAATCATGTTCTTGCCGTCCGGGTCTTCCTCTTTCATCTTTTCAAGAATGAGCATCTTCTCCTCAATCTTGTCCTGCACGAAAGCCATTTCCCTTTCCTCGCTGTCGGGAATAAATTCAAAGGTCGATTGCGGAACGACAATCATATCCCAGTCGTTGTAACGTATCTTGGCGTAGAAATTCTTTCTTCCCTCCGCGCTTCGGTCTGCCTCTTCGAGTGTCAGTATCTTGGCATTCGGATACAGTTCTTTTGCACTTGCAACGAATTGGCCTACCGTGGCATTCTGCACGACAATCATCGGTTTGCGTGCAGTACCCAAACGGCGCATTTCCATTGCTGTGGAAATGAGGGTAAAGGTTTTGCCTGTTCCAACCTCATGGGCAAGCAACAACGGTTGCTGTGTACCTCTCACGATGGCTTTACCTTGGTGAGGACGCATCTTGAACTTGTGGGAAGCACCTCCGAAATACTCCGGCACAAACTCGTCCGGTATGCTCATAGGCACAAAGTTGTTGAACATATCGTTATAGATACGCTGAATCAATGCCGACATTTCAGGGTCGCTCTGCATCTTCTGCCTTGCCCAATCCTTGAAGTCCTGACGGATTTCATCAATCTTGGCGGCACAAGCCTGTGTCGCTTCCTTGTCGGTAATGGTTTCTGTTGTGCCGTCATAATGCTTCTTGGTGGTGGAAATCGTGATGCTTCTGTTCTGAATGGCGGCTTCTATGAGAGTGTGTCCCATAATGGTGCGACCGAGCATTTCACTGGTTACACCCATGGCACGGTTCTTTTCGTAGTTGGTAAAGTATGGCTCTTTCATAAACCAAGTACCGCCTACGGCAGTAAACCGGACATCTACCTCCGTGCGCTCTTTTACGAAATCCTCATACAGTTTAGGGTCAATCCAAGAACTGCCGAGGGTAAAGTCAATCAAGTGTGCGGGGATTTCCATTGGCATAACCTCCTGCAACGCCTTGATGTTACGGTCAAATTCCCTATTCTCGTTGTTTTCTTCTGCCTGACGCAGTTTCTCACGGATATTTCCGCTCAAATACTGATACGATGCTTCCAACTGCCGGGTTACAGGGTTCTCGAAACCGTAACCGTTCTCAATGATTTCTTTCTTCACATTCCCGATACCTGTTCCAAGTTGTTCGGCGATGTAAGGTATATCCACACGTCCGAATTTGAAGATACTTGCAATGATACCGTCCTTGACATTGGCAGGGGTCGGTTCTTTCTCTTTTTCAACGACACGTTTGCTGAACACATCGGTCTTGTCAAAATTCTGTACCCGGTTTCCTTTTTCATCTGCCGTTTCCTCGAACTTTTCAAGAGCGAACACATTGGCATAGTCCACATCATTGCGGAGAAACGCAATGGCAGTGTTTTTGTTGAAGTGTCCGTATGTGCCGACAAAATCATCGTATGCCTTGTTGAGTTTGTCAAGCAAGGGCTTCAGCCCATCATCGCTTTCATTCTCGGTCTGATAGGATAGGACTTCCGCAAGTGCTTCCTTGATGGCCGTGTACGCCTCAAAGCATTCCACCTTCGTATGCCCTTTTACCTTGTTGGCATTCACTTCAAGGGGTTGTGCGCTTGCAGTTGAGTTGATGTACAGTTTTCCGTCTTTCACAAACACCTCACCAATCTTCTTGCCGGGCATTGCATCAGTGGTAACTTCTGTGTTGCGCTCGCCAAATTCCTCCGCACGGAACGAGCGGACAAATTCAGCCAACATTTCTTCCTGCTTCTTATCCAGTTTAGGGTATAAGCCCTTGCTTGTCGGACGGAATGTGTCGCGTTTCTCAAATGCGAAGTGCATTTCACCTGCCATGTTTTCAGGATGTTCAATGAAATAGCGGTTGTAGTCCATTGAAAGCTGCTTGATGACCGGTGTTTCCTTGCCTTTGACTTTGCGTGTTTCCCCAGTGTCATATTCAGCCATGCGCTCTCCGCTCACATCGCTTACATCAATGGCATGGGCGGATTTCTGCCCGTTCACACGCTTGCGGATAACAACGATGTCGGATGTTACCCCGGTGCCGCCAAAAGTCTTGTTATGCATACGGAAAGCACCCACGAAATCTGCGCCGCCCTCGCTCACAATCCAGTCACGGAGTTTCTTGCTGTTGTCAAGCGTACCGTTGGACGTGATGAAGATACCCAAACCGCCCTCACGCAGTTTGCGCACATTCTTTGCTATACAGAAATCGTGTATGTTGTGGAATTTCTTCGACAGGTCTTTGTCGCCTGTGGTGTCGTTCACACGGAGTCCTGTAACAAATGGGACATTGGTAATAGCCAAATCCACGCTACCATTCGGTATGCGTGTCTGCTCGAAGCCCTGTATCTCTACTTTGGCATCAGGATAGAGGAGTGAAAGGATTCCTCCCGAAGTTCCGTCAATCTCTATGGCATGGATGTCGCTCCGCTCGCTGATGTGCGTGGGCATCTGTCCCAAAATATTTCCGATACCAGCAGAACCTTCAAGAATGTTTCCGCCCTCGAAGCCCATTTTCTCGGCAATATCCCAAAGGGTATCAACAACGTATGCAGGGGTGTAATAGGCACTGTTCGCACTCATTACAGCCTCTTGATACGCTTTTTCCCCAAGCAGCTCACGGATTTTCTTTTGAATAGGGTTAGGAGCATACGATGTTCCCTCGCTGAAAGCCTTGCCCAATCCGCCCCAACCACTGAACTTGCGGAGGGTCTGCATCTGTTTTTCTGTAGCCTGTTCGCTGTTTTCAAGCAACTGCTTTGCCAGTTCGATAGCCTTGATGTTGGCTTCGATACGGGCATCTACCGATGTAGGAGCGTGGTCTTTGCCACGTTCCGAATGGTTGTTGTGTGTATTCTTGGAAGTAAATGTATTCCTGCCCTCGTTTTTGCGTGCAACTTTAAGAATAGCATCAAGTTCCTTGCGTGTCGCTTGGAATGGTCCGCTTATATTGTCATTGCAATGGAATACGTTGGCAAGCTCATAATAGACAATACCGGAAATCTCATGTTCTCCTCCGAGTTTGTCGTTCAACTGCAATATAACGCCCTTGAGTTCATTGGCAAGTTTTCGGTTGCTTTCAATCTCTTTCTTGCGTTTACCCTCAATGCTTTGTTCGTTTAAGGAATCTGAAAATCGAGGTCGCACAGTCCTATCGACTGCATCGCCTGTTCTTTCTCCTTCGTTGTCAGTTCCTCTACCGGTTTGTTGTTCGCTTTCGCTACCTGTTTCAGTGCCTCTTGATAATCCTTGCTCGTGTCTATTACCGTTGGACGGCACTCTTTCGGAGCGTTCTGCATCAGTTCTCTGTAATCCATGTTCGTTGTTTTTATTGTTATCAGTCAGACCGTCAAACAAACCCAACTCATTTGACTGCTGTGAATTTACTGCTTTTTTCTCGTTCTTATTACGTGCAGGGCGGTTTTTTTTGATGCGTTCTTGTGCAATCTCTGCCTCTTGTTCCACCTCTGCCTCTCTTGTTATGGTTTCGGCAGTGGCAAGTGCATCAATGCTTGTCTTGTCGAAATTCGCCACATCAAACTTCTGTACCTCATCGTATGGGGTCATGTCGGCATCCAATCCATTTTCTGCCACCTCTGGTAAATCCCTCGCACCATTGTAGAACGCTTTGAGGTATGGGCGTATGGCATCGCCCAAGTCTGCAATCATGGCTGTTGCATACTCGGCAAATTTGCGTGCACCTTTCTCCAAATGGTAAACAGCCATCTCCGTACCAATGGCAAGTATTTCAGGGTCTATGCCCATGTTCATTTGACCGAGCAACTTCTTGCGCATACGCTCACGGAGTTCTGCATAGCGTTCATCGGTAACAAGACGGTTGCCACTCGTATTATTTTCAGGCTTAGATTCTTGCTCTGTGGCTGCCGCTTTTTCTGTACGTACAATCTCCCTAATCTTAACCTTGTTTTCAAGAATGGTTTCAACAGCGTCACGCAGTTCCTGATTAAAATTCTTGGGATTACGTACAATCTCCAACATTTCTTCAGGACTGTTTGCCGTATAATTGAAACGTCCATCCCCGATAGGGATAGGTCCGCTCACATCATCACGCCTCAATGTGGTTAATCCCGTTTCCTTATCAACAGAAACAGAATATTGCCATACAGGGGTGTATTCCTGTCTTTCTTCCGGCTTTGTTGTTTCCGAAAGTTGAGGTTCTACAAACTGTACATTACCGTCATTGAGAGCCTGCATATCAGACATTGAGACTGGCTGTTGTGATTGTGCGTCAGTTGCATATTCTGCCAAGCGTTCAGCATCTTCCTTGCTCCGCATCATGAAGCCTTGCTTTTCCTTATCCCACCAGCCTTTCAGTTGTTTGGCAAACATTGTGGTGTGCTTCCGAACAGTATCTCTTAATTCATCATTGAACTTCACAAGGTGCATATCCAACACCTTACCTCTCTTTGTGGTGTACTGTGCCGGAGTAATGGTGTATGCAGAATCAGTCGGTGTTGTTGTTTCGTCATTGGAATTGCTTTGTTCCAACTTCCGCTTTTCGGCAAAAAGGTCGTTGATTTCGGAAATAATGCGGGCTTCCTCAAATATATCACTCTGACCATGTGCGGCTTCTTGTTCCTTGTGCAGTTCTTCAATGCGTGATTTGATTTCAGAAAGTCTGTTGACTTGTGTACTTGAACTCTGTTCCTCAACACTTTTAACTGATTTGTATTCAGCAAACGCTTTAGTCTTACGGTGGCTACTATCTATCCACTTCTCGAAATCCTCTAAGTTGACACCGGTCACCACTGTCTTGTGTTTCTTCGCCCAGTCGTTGTCATAATTCGCAAAGTAAGCTGCTTCGGCATCTTCCTGATCATTGAAGCCAAGCATCACCTTGTGCTCGTCAAACGTGCCGTCCTCGTTATACTGGTCAACCACGAACACCCTGCGTCCGTTCCAGCCGTCAATGTCGTCACTGAGGAACACGTCTATATGGTCACCGTCCACGCCCTCCGTGCCACGAATGTAGCCGTAGGTGTTCTGCATGGTCGTCTCCCACTTATTGCCATTGGCATCCACACCGCTGCGCACACTGCCTTTGGGCTGCTCGATAGTAATATCGAACACCCCGACCTGTACATGACCTTTCTTGTAATTTCCGGCTTCTTTCTGCTTGTCGGTCGGATTTACATCCACTTCCGCCTCTGCCGCTGCAATTTTTTCTCCTAACTCGTTGCTTTTAAGAGAAATATCACTATCTTTGCTTTCAGAAGATGCACCAAGTTCAGACGAATTGATACCGAGCAAGGCAGGCTGATTGTCTGTTGAAGTAGGCTTGTTCGAATCGTTAAGAGGAACAGACTCCTCGATTTGCGTTGTCGGATGCAAACTGGACTGTTCATCTTTCAAAAGGCCTTTGCCTTGGTGTGAAGCGCTGCCGGATTGTTCGCCGCTTAATGGACTCTTACCGGTGGAAACACTTGCAGATGCGGCATCTGTAGAAGAGGACACATCTTTCGCGCCCCTCTCCCAAAGCATAGGTCTTTTATTTAAACCGCCTATTGATTCATAACCGGAAGTCTTTAATCCATAAAATTTGCCATTGTCAGAATTGATAAGAATCGTAATCGCACGTTTCCCGGTACGTTTGCGCCCATTCTCTATGGAGAATATCAAAGCACCGTCATAACCCAATCGCACATGGTCAAAATTATTCATAACGTCAAGCACAAACGAAACGGCTTCATCCGTAGATGAAATTCCCAATTCCTTTCCATGCCGTTCAAGCATATGAAGCATCATTCCGGGTGTCAGTCTGAATGGGGCTTTTGTATATCCTATCTCGTTAAAGATTTCTTGCGGTATGTCGGCAAGGTCTATGTCTCCTTTTTCATCTTGATAGAAATACTCGCCGTTCCCTGATTTCTTGTCGCTTAGTGTGTATCTTGCCTGTTTGCTTTCACTATTTGCTTCAATTCGTTTATGGTCGCTTTCAATCGTGCTTCCTTGTCCGTCAGATTCTTCAATTCTTCTTCCACTGTCGGCTGCCCAGTTTCCGTTCTCAGTTCGTTTTCCTGCCTGAGCATCTCCTGAGCTCCCTTGCTGCCCTCGTTGGCTTGTTGCAGTATCGCCAACCAATACATTGCTTCGCTGTTGTCCATCGTAGATAATGTTTAATGTTTCGTAAATAGCCTGTGTAAGCGTCCGCGGAGTATTATCCGGTTGCTCGAACAGGGTTGCTTCCTGTGTGCCTTGGATAAGGTCATAGATTTTGTTAAATGTATTTTGGATAATGCCTTGGTTTTCTCCCTTGTACATCGTTGCCAAAAGCAATGCGAAGTTACTGAAATTATCGGCAGGGAGATAACTTTCGCCCGTTGCATCATCAATCTGGTATTGGTGTTTCCAGCTTTCAACGGCTATTCGTGCCTCTTTGAAATTTTTTGCTTCAGTAAATTGTTTGTCCTGCGACAAGGCATAATAAGCCCGGATTGAGTTCTGTATCTCCTCAACCATACGCTCTGCATTCGGACTGTCATAATCCCGGAATGCCGTTGCGAGAATAGCCTTTTGAGCCTTTACAGGCAACGCGTTGAACATTTCCTCAAGACGGACACTGCCACCCTTGAAAATGCTCTGATACATGATTCCACGCAAATCATTCTTGGCTTCGGCGGTCAGGTTACCCTTGCTGTCAAATGCGCTGCTGTATTGGGTCGGTGTGATGTAGCCTTTCTGCATCATCCATTTCAATACATTTGTACCGTTGGTATCCACAAGTCCTGCAAATGAAGTCTCCTCATCGCTCGAAGCAAGCAATAGGTTGGCGAACGAACGCATATCATTGCCCATCTTCTGCATGATGTTCTTGGGCTTTATACGTTCTATCCCTCCGCTTTCTGTGTCCTGTGCGACAAACTGACCGAGATTGATAGCCTCGGTATCGTCCACTTCAAGCATATTAACGAGGACAGGACGTTCCACAGAATCAATATCCTCGGCACGCAATCCAAATTCGTCTGCGTGGTCTTTCAGATACTGCTTGTACTGCTCTGCCTGGTCTTTGTGACCATACCACATCTGACGGAGTGCGTCACTTCGGTTGTTGCCCTGTATGACTTCCCCTCGTGCATTTATGGTAGGTGCGCCTGTATATGCAGTGACAGAAGATGTGATTTCTTCGGGACGAATGTTTCCGGCAATCTTTCGGGCAGACAATACGCTTGCTTCATCATTACGCTCCTTTGGCTGTGCCTCATCAATGAAGTGAAGCGGATTTCGCACACCTTGAACGTGACTCGGTTGCAACAAGTTTGCATCAATCACGGATATACGACCGCTTACAATAGCATCATCACTGAATTTTACGGATACCTCCTTTCCCATCAATGCCTGTACAGGCTCTTGGCGGTCTATCTTATGACCGTTCATACGTCTGTAACCTCTTGCCCGTGCATCCTGCGGCTTATCATCCACCATATCCGGCACTCCGTTCAAGGCTTCACGTTCAATGCGCTCTGCCTCCTCACGTTCCGCACGTAACTTTTCCTCTTCCGCCTTACGCAATGCGGCGGCTTCATCGGCAATGCGTCTGCGTTCAGCATCCGCTTCCATTTTTCTGCGGCTGGCGGTACCGGCTATCTTCTGCCAAACGAGCAATTCCTGTTTGGCTACATCAATCGCCGCCTTGCGTTCTTTCTCGGAAGCAATCTTTTCGGCAATGGAGTTGCCACCTTTTGATTTTGTTTTCTCCAACTTTTTCAAAGCAGCTTCCTTGTCAGCTACCATACCATCAGCCACAGTCTGTGCCATAGTCTCATCACCCTCAGTCTGCTCCACAATAGCATCCCAAGCTGTGTCGCTGTCGGCCTGCTCATATAATGGATTTCCCTGCTCATCCTTTGGTATTCTCTGCATGGCAGGAATTGCCAAATCGGCAGAGCCAATATTTTGATGAGCATTGTTATCATTTTCGGGAATATTTTCCACACCATTGTTGTTCTCATTTTCGGCAGGATGTTCAAATGCCACTCCGTTATGCTCCAACAGCATATTGTCAAGTTCATCACGAGTGAAC